TAGTACCCTGAGATCCTGTAGTACCTTGTGCTCCAGTAGTACCCTGAGATCCTGTAGTACCTTGTGCTCCAGTAGTACCCTGAGATCCTGTAGTACCTTGTGCTCCAGTAGTTCCTTGTGCTCCAGTAGTTCCTTGAGTTCCGGTAGTGCCTTGAGATCCTGTAGTTCCTTGGGTTCCATCAGTACCTTGAGTTCCTGTGGTTCCTTGAGATCCGGTAGTGCCCTGAGAACCTGTAGCACCTTGAGTTCCAGTAGTACCCTGAGATCCTGTAGTGCCTTGAGTACCTGTAGATCCTTGAGTTCCGGTGGTTCCTTGAGTTCCAGTGGATCCTTGAGATCCTTCAGTACCTTGTGCTCCAGTAGTACCCTGAGATCCAGTGGATCCTTGAGATCCTTCAGTACCTTGTGCTCCAGTAGTACCCTGAGATCCTGTAGTACCTTGTGCTCCAGTAGTACCCTGAGATCCTGTAGTACCCTGAGGACCTACTTGCTGAGTAAATGTAACATCTGCAGTAGTACCATTTGCAGATGCGGTTACTCCTAGACCAATAAAATTAATTGAAGTAAAAGTTGTACCTATACCAACACCTTCTTCTTTTATCTGAATTCCAGTAAGAGAATTATTGATAATTTGAGTAATGGTTTGAATACTATCAATATCTTGCCAATCTACACCAGTATTTGTAGATACTAAAATCTGTCCAGTATTTCCTGATGAATTATCTTTATCATAAACAGCGCCACGAACTCTAACACCACCATTTACATCTAACGATGTAGTTGCATTTGTGGTTCCAATACCAACCTTACCAGTAACCTCAAGTACTGTATTACTCTCGGTATAAGAAGAAATACCAATCTTAAGATTTTTTTGACGGTTGCTGATATATCCTTTTGGCATTGTTCTATATTAGTTGAGGGTTTCTAGAATACTTGCAATAAATTTTAAATCGGTTGCATTACTACCTGATAGTACTAATTTATCTCCACTTTCAAGAACTAATTTTCCTGCAAGAAGATTTGCAGTATCACTTGCAGAAATTGGATAGTTCTTCAACATTTCAGTATCAGTCGAACTTCTTCGATGAAGTAAAGTCACATCAGCAGAGTTTGCTCCAATATTTGTGACTTGTGCTAAAAGAACTACGCCAGTATATCCAACTGGAGCAGTGTATACCTCCGTTGGACTTGTTGATACTACTGCGGTAACTGTTTGGAATACATTGAGTGCTAAAGCCATTTTTTTATTCTCCTAATGCGAGTATAAATGGTGTTATTGTAGAGAACAAACTCTTAGAATAGAATGTTCCACTGATTGTTCCAGTTTGTTGATTTATAACAACACCATCACCTATTCTAAAATTTCCAGATTGATCTGTTGAGGTATAAACAACAAGACCACCATTACGAGCATCAGTTTCATTTGCTTGAATTGGTACTCCACCAACAGCAGGAAGAGCACTTGCAATTGTCACCCCACTTCCAATATATTCAAAAGAATGACCAGATGCTAAAATACGACTTTGTTTAAAAAATGGGACCGTTGTTCCAACACCAACAGCATAAGGAACATTATCAGTTAAAGTAATTGTGCAAATTCCAGAAATTACTGGAGTGGAACTTTGAATTACATAATATGTTGGAAGTAATGAAATAGATGCAGTTGCAGTGTTAACCCCAACATTTGGTGTAGATATGGTTATTGTTGGAGTGGTTTCATATCCTCTCCCACTAGAAACAATTTCAATTCCAGTAACACTCCCATTTTTAATTTCTGCAACTGCTTGAGCTTGAACTCCCCAAGAAGTAGATGGTGGAGAAATTGTAACTGTGGGTGTTGAAGTGTACCCTGTTCCGCCGGATGAAACTACTACTCTTCCAATAGTATTATATAAATTACCAAAATAAACTACTTGACCATCAAATGGTCTGGTGTTTCCTAAACCAGCTAAAACAAATTCACTACTATTTGCCGAAGCATATGTAGTGACAATACCTACAAATTGTTCTGATCCGACTCCATCTGCAACTAATCCATAATTTCCAAAAGATGAATTTGAGTTTGTTAAATCACAAGCACCACCGGAACCACAATAAACTGCAATATCATTGCAAATAGTGAAAAGTGAAACTAATTGCGCATAACCATTGTTAGTAATTGAAACACCAATACCACCTTGATTGTATTGAGTATATGAATCAAGAACCATTGATTTCAAATCACCGCTCGCATGATTTCCATCAATTTTCATTCCAATGCTATTTGGAATGAAATTAGTACAATTTTGAATATATGGTGATTGTGTGATTGTTCCAGCACCAACTGGATTAAATGCAAATATTGATTTACCAGAATTCAGAGTGCCTGTATAAGACATCTCTGCAATATAGTTTCCTGTTGTCACATAAAACAAATCTTGATTTGAATTTTGTGGAGATACTGATACTTCCCTTAGACTATCTCCAACAATTGAAACTTGTTCTGGTAATGAAAGAGGATTATTCTCTACATAAGATCCAGCACTAACTTTAATAACTGTTCCTGTTGATGCTGCTGTGAGTGCTGCTCCGATTGTTCTTTTTGCGTCTCCAAGTTTTTTTCCTGTGTTGGAGTCGCTTCCGTCTTGTGTGACATATAAAATATTAGTAACTGTTGCTCCAGCACCGAGTCTTACAATATCGGTGCCAATACCTGCGCGTTCTCTACGAGCAAATAACTCTGCATCATAAGTATTAAGTCCTAATTCCCCCAAAGGTAAATCATTTACCGTTGGTTTCTTTCCGGGAACGGCCGATCGTTTAATTCTTAGATTAGGATTTGTCATTCAATCCTCGCATTTTTGGTATTTACCGTAGAAAACTCTTATATAAGAGTTATTGATTATTTATGAAAAATCTTCTTCTTGTTTTGTAGTTCTTTTTTGTTTTTGTGATAATTTTTCAACTTGCAATTGTAAAGAAGAAACCAATTTATTAAGCTGCTCAATTTGAGTTTCTAATACCACATTACTATTATATAATTCAAATGTTTTTTGTTGATATTTTGCAAGAATTGCCTTTAAGTCTTCTTCAGTCATAAAAAAATACACCCAGTTTCCTGGGTGTATTTAGGATTATCAAATCAAATATCAGAAAGTACCTGCATCAACGGTGATATTCTCAAGGAATCTTTCAGTTCCTGTGCAGGAAATAACTTGAGATTGTCCAGCACAATCATTTACCCAAAGTGAACCGATTTCAATAGGAGCAAAAGTAGAAACTGTGATTTGTGGATTATTAACTCCAGTTCCACCACCATCACTGATTACAGAACCAAACTTAAATCTTCCGTCTCCGTGTTCCCATACAACTGCAGATTGCTTTGCGCTATCAGTATAATAGTTGAAGAGAACTCCAAGGTCCCAAGTTGTCGCAGTTGATGGTGCTGCACCATCAACAATACCAAGTTGAATGGTACGATCTTCTACGGTAAGTGTAGAAGTATTAACTTGAGTTGTGCTACCATTTACATAAAGATTTCCACTAACAGTTAGGTTTGAAGAAACTCCAACATTACCGGTAGCATCAATTGTAACTGCTTCTGTTCCATTTGAATGTTGGATGGTTGCAGTTTTAATTGTTGGTGAACTTAATGAAGTACCAACAACAACTGCATTGGGAAGACCAACTGTAATTGTTTGAGCTGAAGTAGATGTTTCAATCTCATTTGCAGTTCCTGCAATCGTCAGAGTTTGTGAAGTATTGACAGTGCTTGAACCACTATCAGCACTCAATCCAAGAGTTAAATCAATGTTTCCAATTTGTGTATCAACATAATCAATAACGGCTGATGAGGTAGGAACTGAAGATGTTGAAGTTCCCGAACCAACTGCAGATGAGAATTGGGTAATACCAACCCCGCTTCCTACAGTAAGATTGGTTGTAGTTAGAGCAATACTTACATTTACAGTATCTAATTCAGTATGACCAGAAATATCCGCACCACCATTACCATCAATTAATCCAGATACTGTTGCTATTCCAGACGCATTAATATTTCTAGTAGAAATATCTTCCCCAACAGATGACCCACCAGAAGTAGAACCAATAGTAACAGAACCAACTGTTAATGTTCCACCAACATAAACCGACTGATTAAATGTTGCAACTCCAGATACAGTGATGGTATCAGAACTATTATCACCAAGATTTACATTTCCTGCAAGAGTGGTAATTCCAGCAACATTTAAATTGCCAGTAAAAGAAGCATGTTGTGTAGTAAAGGTGTTTGTTGCTGGATTGTAGTATATACCATTATCGGTATATACAGTTTCATTTGTGGCAGAACCATTGTTTGCATCTACAAATGTCACATAATAATTTGCATCGCTATCAGATGCAGTAACAGTTTTAACTTGATCTGCCGAAGATACATTACCAACTAAAGAACCATAAAAAGTTGATGCAGTTACTGAGGTGTCACTAATAGTAACTCCAGTTCCGACAGCAAGACGAACACCATTTGCCATCGTGGTGGTGCCAATAGCAACACCATAATTGAAAGCAAAAGCATCAGTACTAAATCCAAGAGTTCCACTCTTGAACCACATCATTTGCTTGTAAGTATCTGGAAGTGTATTAATTCCAGAAGAGGCAAATGGAACTAATGGAGTTCCTTCAGTAGATGCAATTGCAACACCTGCATGATTTGCAGTTGTGTCATTTGGTGTTATTGATGTGGTATATCCAAGAACGATATCCTTATTTTGGATAAAAACATCTTCGCCTAGTAATGTAATTGTGGTTCCACCAACAGTTACATTACCGTTGACATTCAAATTAGTATTAATCTGTACACTTCCAGTAAATAATGCACCATCATTACAAACAATAGAACCAAGTGTTGCTACACCATTAGTATAAATATCTGCCCATCTTTTTCCAGAAGTACCTAAATTATAACTACCAGTATCACTAGGAATTAAACTCGATTTAAATTCGCCAGCAACTACAATATCGTCAGTATCACTATCACCGAGATTAATCTGACCGCCATAAAATGTTACTGCACCATTAAAATATGATGCGCCAGCCACAGAAAGTCCTGCACCAACGCTAAGATTTTTCTCAACACCTACGCCACCATCAATTTGAACAGCGCCAGTATTAACATCACCTAAAGTATTGTCAGTTGTATTACTAAATGTAGTAATACCGGAAAAATCAGAATTTGTATTTACATCAAATAAAGTTCCATTTACAGTGGTGATGCCAGTTAATGTCGGATTTGAGAAATTACCATTTGTACCACCAACAGTATCCCATGAAAGAGTTCCGTCTGAAGCAACTTTTAGGAAATATCCGTCAACAATTGAGTTAGTATCTGGAAGAACATATGTACCGACGCCTGCTAGAGAATCGGGTGCTTTTAATGTAATAAATCCAGATCCATTTGAAGTTCCTTCAACTAGATTGAGTCCACTACCAGTTGAAGTTGTTTCTCTTTTCCAATAACGATGTGAACCAAAGAATTTATTAGTTGCTGTGTCTGAGGTTAAACCTACATATAGGTCATAAGTATCTGTTGTAAATCCAGGTTCACCTGCCCTAAGAGCTGGCAGATTAGCAAGAAGACCTCTTTTAAACTGTAAAACAGGAGCTGCCATCTTTTTACCGATATTTAGATGTAATATTATTTAGTTTTTTTAAAAACCTCCCCCGTCCAAATCTATTCTATTATTAAGATCAACATCTAGTTGATTTTTAAAATCTGTGGGTAATCCTGGTTGTGTTGTTTCTGTAGTTGACGAAGCAGAAAGAACAACATCGGGATTTACTGCTTTATATTTTCCGGTAGCAGAATCATACATGATAAGGTATTTATCTTTAACTCCAGATACATCAACATCTAGGAGTTCATTTAAAGTTCTTGCCATAACTACACCTGATGCTACAGTTGCTTTAATTTTTTGTGCTTGGGATTTTACTCTTACATTGATAGTCATACGGATACAGTTTCCTCTACAATTACATTTCCTTGTAAAACTTTTGATTTTATACCACCAGAAGATGTAATAATGATGTCATAATAACATCTTCCGCTCGGTAAAGTTGCAGTAACAGCATTACTCATAGAAATTTTAACTGTACTATCTGATACTGTAGTCAAAGTTGAAAATGTATAAGCAACTCCTGCTGTTGGGTGTTTTCTCAATTTCGCTGTAGTAGTAGCACCTGTTAAATTCAATCCCAACCCATCTTCAGCGGTTAGAGAAAAAGTCTCTTCAAAATAAGTTCCCTTATGTATTGTTAAGTTTACCGCAGATACTGCAGCCATCTTTTATCTTTAATATTATCAATTATTTATTCCGAATAAAACTTTATCTCTTTGTACTCTGAATTGCAGAGATCATTAATCTTTCTCTTTATCTCTGCTCTCTTATCATTAGTAATATAAACACTGCGAGCAAGTTCAATAAATCTTTCACCAAAATCTTGTTTCTTTTCCAGTTCTCTTAATTCATCTTCAATCTTCCAAAGTTTTTGATTCACTTCTCGCAATTCATTCATATACTCAAGAGTGAATTGAGTGATTGTACTTTTAATCAGATTCAATTCATCAAGTTCTTTGAGGACATATTCATTGTCGGTGAACAACGATTTAATCTCAAGAATTGAAATCTTATCTAATAGTTCACCAACTGACACTGGAATTGTGATTTTCATAGAGGATTATCTAGATCAAAATTAGACTTAATAAATTCAATAAGTTCTTTATTTTTAGAAGCAACTCCAAGACCAAAAGTATGAGTAAATGTTACTTTTGGTATATCAAGTTCTTCAAAGAACTTCTTCACTCCATATTGATGACCATTCAATTCTTCAACACAAGTATCGTGGAAAAGAATTACTCCATTCTCTTTTAAGAAAGGACTCCAAGTTTCATAATCGTGCTTGACGGATTCATATGCATGATCTCCATCAATATGAAGAATATCAATTTGCTTATCCCAAGTTTTTGCAACATCATCAAACAAACCTTTAATGAAAGTTACATTGTCTTTCATAAAGAGTTTCTCTTGTTTATTCAAAACATATTCATAAGATCCCTGTGGAGCTGGACCAGTAAATATATCTCCCTCAAAAGTATCAACCCCATAAACATGACCAATACGAGGCATACCAAAACAGAAGGTAGAAAATCCTCTATCAACTCCGAGGTCAACAGTTACTTCTGGTTTGATTTGAGTTACTAACCATTCAGCAAATTTACGATGTCCTCTCCAACAAGAAGGAACATCTTCCAAATTAGTCAAGAATAATTTATCAATAGCATCAATTCTTTCCGAAGAGTGTAGTAAATCTGGATTAAATCCAGTTGCAAAGATTGTAAGATTTGGATTATTCAATCTTGTAGAAAGTTCAAACAAATATCCAAATGCTTGTGACAAATGAGAACCTCCCATATTCATTCCTTCACTGACTGCGTGGAATGCATAGTTCATTCCTCGTTGGAAATCACCAGTAGAAAGTAAGATTTGACTACAACGAATGAAAGCAGTAATTCTAAAACTATCAAAGTATGGTTTAGAAACATTCAAAAACTCTTGACCATATTCAAGTGCTTTCTCTGTGTTCTTCACATTAAAATAATGATTGAAAATAAACCAAATCCAATACCAGTTGGATGGATCTTTCTTATGCTCTCTTTCACAGATTGAAAAGTAAAAGAGTTCTTTGTCTATGGTCTTATGAATTTTTTTAGTAATCTTAATTGTTGTATCTACACTATTTGGATTTAAGTATTCTTCTGTTGGAACAAAGTTAGGAACTTCATGAACAGCATTGACCCAAATATAATTCTTTGTTCTATGAAACCTTGTATGAACCTCATTAGATTGAACTGGATCTCCTTTACCATTATCATCAAATCTTAAATGATTAAAGGTAGTGAACTCATCAGCAATCACACCAAATCCTTCTGGATAAAACTCATCTACATCTTCATTAAAGTCAAGTGCAAATGCCCAATCAGTTTCAACATAAGAAAGTGCCTGATTTCTTGCAACTGAAAAATCAAACTCTTCTCTTGTTTGTGGATGCTCATAGACTTTAATACCAGCATCTTTGAGTAGTTGAACCGTGTTGTCTGTACTTCCAGTATCAACTACAACTACATCGTCAAACTTCTTTGAGTTTTTAAGAAACTTTTCAATATTTTTTTCTTCGTTTTTTGCAATTGCGTATAGTGTTACTTTCATAGATATGTGCTCCAATCAATACAGGGTGATAAAAAGTCTTTATGTGCGTGTGTAGAATAACCAGGAATACTTGAAATTAAATTTCTTCCTCTCTTATGTAGTTCTAAAAATTTACCGTGATCTGCGGAAGGTTCAAAACCAGTTGAGAAGTGTTTATGAACTTCTTTATCTTCTTTGAGTGTCTTGAACTTAACTGCAAAAGTATTAGTCGTAGAAGGAGTTGGCATCCAGTGAGAATACTTTGTTGCAAGAACTTTTGACATAAAGTCTTTATACATCTCCTGATACTTATCTCCGTGATCATACAAAGTTACATATTGAACAGGTAGAGTAAATCCATCTATGAGGGCTCTATCCCAGTTTGGACGATGTACATAATCATCTTCAAGGAAATAAATGATTGTATCATCATCAAAGTCTTGTGAAAGAATGTGGTCCAGTGTCTTACAGAAACTTTCACTTTCTTTACCGCAGTTGATTGTAATAGAACTTTCATCTTTGAGAAATGTATCTTCCTGCTTTCCATAACACTCATCAAAGATGATTGTGTAGTTGGTGGTTTCTGAGTTGAGTGTATTCTTGAAGTTTTGGAATACCTTTTCCTTGTCCCACCACTCTGGACGATTTGCTCCTGAAAGATTTACTTTGGATGTATAGCAATGTCTTAAAAATACTTCAATTTTCATTTTCACACTTCCTAATAAATTCGTAGATGTTGTTTGAACACAATAATTTAAGATGTTGATTAATCTTTTCTTCTTCCCAATCCCACCACTTGATTTTTAAAAGTTTTTCAATAGCATTCTTTTCAAATCTATGTTTAATAAATTTTGCAGGATTTCCACCAGTAATAGAATATGGTTCTACATCTTTAACTACATGACTATTATATGCAATAACTGCTCCATCCCCAATAGTTACTCCACTCATAATAGTTACATTGGATCCTATACAAACATCATTTCCAATTGTCACATCACCATTTGATTTGACATTTCCTTTACCATCAAAAGTATTAAAAATATCACAATGCATACTACCAAAAGGATAAGTTGTTATCCAATCTGTTCTATGATCTGCCATTAAAATAATATTACAGTTTTCTCCAATGGAACAAAACTTCCCTATATGAACCTGTTTATTTCCAGGATGATGAATACTCATCCTTTCTAAACCATAACTATACTTACTCATATGTTAAATTTATCATAAAGTTTTACATTTTCTTCACCAATCACTTCTTCTGGTGGTGGTGAAGTTCTTTGAAGTTTAGACCGAATTTGATGAAGATTATCAATACCCCATTCGTGATCTTTTTCTTCGGCACAAGTATTAAAGATATTAGAAAGATCGTGAATGTGATTTTCTATTTCCAGAAACTCATAAATTTTCTTGAGTTCCTGTTCTGGATTTTGTGTAAGATCATTATAATCTACTAGGTGAATATTGTCTCTGTAATTAGTCAAACCATAAACCAAACTTTCATAAGGATCGCAAACATAATTCTTCCAAAGACATTCAATACGATTGTCAGTATTGATTTCCTTTCCTTCTCTTTTTAAATGAGCATCTACAAAATTATCTGCTTCATTGTTTCTTTGAATGAGTAAGATATAAGAAGAAAGAACTTCACTAATTCTTCTGTTGGTTGCAATAATTTTTGGTTTTTGGTGAAGAAACTTTTCAATAGAAGAAACATTCTTGCACCAACCACGATGTTTATCAAGAACGCAAGGTTTCTCTATGTGATTATAAAAGTTCTCAAGAATTGAATTGTAAGTGTTATATACTACTTGTGGTTTATCATAAGTATATTGTAAGTCTATTTTTGAAAAACCCTCATCAATCCAACAGAGCAAATCGGCAAGTGGTGATGTTGGAGTTGCTTGTAACTTTGGATGTTGTGAAAGAATTGAACCAAGTAAAGTAGAACCTGATCTTGGAAGACCAGAAAGGAAAAATAATGTTTTCATAATTAAGAAATAATGTTTTACCGATAATCATCTATGTAGGTTGTTGCTGCTGCATGAGAATATCCACTAGCAACTTGTTTCCAATTAGTTCCTCCAGCGAATGTTGTTACTGGAGTGGATCTATTGGTTGTTGTATTGTCTCCTAGTTGTCCACTACTATTACGACCCCAAGTCCATAAGGTTCCATCAGTTTTGACTGCTGCTGTATAATTGCCAGCACTAGCAACTTGTTTCCAGTTAGTTCCTCCTGCGAATGTAGTGACTGGAGTTAGTCTATTGGTCCCTGATGTGTTGTCTCCTAGTTGTCCATAAGAATTACGACCCCAAGTCCATAAGGTTCCATCGGTTTTAATTGCTGCAGTATGATATCCATTAGCACTAAAAGCAACTTGTTTCCAATTAGTTCCTCCAGCGAATGTTGTTACTGGAGTGGATCTATCAGTTGCTGCATTGTCTCCTAGTTGTCCACTATTATTACGACCCCAAGTCCATAAGGTTCCATCAGTTTTGATTGCTAATGTATGTAGACTTCCTGCACTTACTTGTTTCCAGTTAGTTCCTCCTGCGAATGTGGTGACTGGAGTTTGTCTTTGGGTTGTTGTATTGTCTCCTAGTTGTCCACTACTATTACGACCCCAAGTCCATAAGGTTCCATCGGTTTTAATTGCTGCTGTATGAATTTGACCACAAGCAACTTGTTTCCAGTTGGTTCCTCCTGCGAATGTAGTGACTGGAATGGATCTATTGGTTGATGTATTGTCTCCTAGTTGTCCATAAGCATTACTCCCCCAAGTCCATAAGGTTCCATCAGTTTTGATTGCTAATGTATGTAGATTTCCTGCACTTACTTGTTTCCAGTTAGTTCCTCCTGCGAATGTGGTGACTGGAGTGGATCTATCAGTTGTTGTATTGTCTCCTAGTTGTCCAGTAATATTATAACCCCAAGTCCATAGGGTTCCATCTGTTTTGATTGCTACTGTATTATTTACTCCAGCAAAAACTTGTTTCCAGTTTGCTCCGCCAGCAAGTGTTGTGACTGGAGTGGATCTATTGGGTGCTGTATTGTCTCCTAGTCGTCCAGAAGAATTATTACCCCAAGTCCATAAGTTCCCCTGCCTAAAAGCATCAGCAGGGACGAAAACATCGTCAAAGTTATATGAGAGACCGTCTTGTAAAAAGTTATAAAAGTTTGGCATATTATTGATAATCGTCTATGTATGTGGTTGCTGCTGTATGACCAGTTGCACCAGCAACTTGTTTCCAGTTGGTTCCTCCTGCAAATGTAGTAACTGGAGTGGATCTAGTGGTTGTTGTATTGTTTCCTAGTTGTCCGGTAGAATTTTGCCCCCAAGTCCATAAGGTTCCATCTGTTTTGACTGCTGCTGCGCTCGTTGCACCAATAAAAAAAACTTGTTTCCAGTTGGTTCCTCCTGCAAATGTAGTAACTGGAGTGGATCTAGTGGTTGCTGTATTGTCTCCTAGTTGTCCAGTAGCGTTATAACCCCAAGTCCATAAGGTTCCATCGGTTTTGATTGCTGATACAGACCACGCCCTTGCGGATAAACCAATCTGTTTCCAGTTGGTTCCTCCTGCAAATGTAGTGACTGGAGTTAGTCTTTGGGTTGTTGTATTGTCTCCTACTTGTCCATAAGAATTAAAACCCCAAGTCCACAAAGTACCATCAGTTTTGATTGCTGCTGTATATCTATATCCACAAACAACTTGTTTCCAGTTGGTTCCTCCTGCAAATGTAGTAACTGGAGTTAGTCTATTAGTGAATGCTTGATTAATTCCTGCACCGTTAGGAATCCCCCAAATCCATAAGGTTCCATCAGTTTTTATTGCAGCAGTGTTCCAGTCACCGTTAGTAGATTGTTTCCAGTTGGTTCCTCCTGCAAATGTAGTAACTGGAGTTAGTCTATTGGTTGTTGTATTGTCTCCTATCGTTCCATTAGCATTACTCCCCCAAGTCCATAAGGTTCCATCAGTTTTGATTGCAGTAAAATTATATCCACCAGCAACTTGTTTCCAGTTGGTTCCTCCTGCAAATGTTGTGACTGGAGTGGATCTATCGGTTGTTGTATTGTCTCCTAGTCTTCCAGCATAATTACGACCCCAAGTCCATAAGGTTCCATCAGTTTTGATTGCTGCCATAGCTTGTAAATGGCAACCAGTAACTTGTTTCCAGTTTGCGCCACCAGCAAGTGTTGTGACTGGAGTGTTTCTTTGGGTTGTTGTATTGGTTCCTAGTTGTCCATAAGAATTACGACCCCAAGTCCATAAGTTTCCCTGCCTAAAAGCATCAGCAGTTACAAAAAGATCATCAACAGCAGCAGTTGTTCCAAAAATACTAGTGGAAAAATTGGTAGGCATTAGAGAACTTCCCAGTTATTATCTTTTGAGTAAAAAACAGAAGTATTCATGATACTACTCCAATTTCTAAAATATTCTAGTATATCTTTATTTATTTCTTTTTTAATTGAAACCAGTTTAAGATACTGACCTTTCTCATTATTTTCTACTGAAACAAGAACACCACACTTATCAGGTCTCATTTCTTCTGCTAAAAGTTCTTGTGCCCAAGCACAGAAATATCCCTCACATAATTTTGGTCTTGCCTTATGAACACTACACCCAGTATCACACAAAAACTTACAAGACTTTCCACCACCAAACTCATATCCATAAGCAGAACCCTGTAACCAAGTGCAACAGGCAGTGCATTCTCCACACTCTCTCATAAGTATTCCACCTCACTAAAGTAATGTGTATAAGGTTCATAGTCACTCATACCTTTCTTTAATGGAATGGGATGATTGTCGGCAATGTAATCACTATCAGTATACTCCATAAATGACTTTGCTTTTACATTCTTATTCGTTCCAATCCAAAACTCTCTATCAAAACGATAATCAGTATTCAAATAACTATGGTCTAGTGTTTGTATATATGAAGCATTTGCCCACCAGAAGTTCCCACAGTAGCATCCAAGACCTTCGTTACTCGTCATAGTCCCATCACCCCATAAAGTCGGTCCTAGAGGTTTATAGGTCTGTCCTACGCAGTCATAGTTATTCAAATATTCTACACACTCTTTCCATCGGTCAATCACAAAGTATTCCATCATCAATCTCCAAGAGTTTGCAACAAGAGTTTCTTTGCTTGCTCCTTTCATATGAAAATACAAAATCTTATAGTCTGGATTTTCATAAGCAAAATTCTTAAGTGCAATCAGAGTTTCTGTTTCTTCTTTCCAATTAGTATTATAAACTACTTTTGCTTTTTCAGGAACATTAAACATCTCTTGATCACCATTCACACCAATATGAATGTAATCAGCAGCATCAATTAATCCAGAACAATAAAGTCTATGAATTTGAGATTGATACACAAAAGCACCCATACCTGACTGAAAAGTATGATAAAAGATTGCAATTTTCATAATGAATATCTATCTCCATCCATACCTTTAATCAAATCAAATCCAAGAACTGGAACATTTAAAATCTTATCTCTGTCTATAAAATGATAAAAAGAATGTTCAATATCAATTCCAGCAGTCAATTGAATTGCCCTCTCCATATATTCAAAACTTCTTTGAAGAACATTGAAAATATCATTGAACAAAAATCTATCAAATGACCACAAACCAGTCACAATACTTCCCTTACATCCATAAAGAGTTGCATATATGTTTTCAATATCTTCAAATCTTTCTTCATAGTCATAATATTTCATTACATACTTATTCATCAAGAACCTAGTTTTGTAATCATTAATATCAAAGTATTCATTCAGTTTATATCTACCACTTAGTTTGAATACTCTTGTTGCATCATTAAAAATATTATGCTCCATCATATGATTTAGAACTAATTGCAAACATCTACATTCCAACATAGATTTTACAAATGTAAATTTATCTGGGTCTCTATGAAGATTTTCATATAGAGATTTCATATATGGGTCATCACCACATTCAATAAACAAATCACTTTTCTCTATAAACTTCTCCTTATACTCTTCTTTAATAAGAGTTTCAGAACCTTCATAGATTAGAATATAAGCATCGGGAACTTTATCTTTGATTGATTGAATAGTATCTAATGTCTGCTGAAATCTTTCTTCCGATTTAAATGCACTTAAATCATCTTCCTTAAAATGATTAATCGCAGATCCAACTAAAAACAAAAACTTATAGTTCATAAAAGCACGATGAATGATGTGAAATAATCTTTTGACCTTCTAATATATTATTTACTCGTGTTGTCCAAAGGTCTGGTATTTGATCTTTAAATTTACTAATTCTAAACCAGTGATAAGTTGCAGGATATAAAGTTCCTGTTCCATACATTCCATACCCAGAAAGTTTGTATTCTTCCGGACCATCATAACCAACTGGATACATTAATTGATAAGGCATTCCAATCTGATCTGCTCTCAATGTAAGAAGTTGTGCAGTATCTATTTGAACTCCATTCTGAATAAACCAAGCAAAGTCTGGATTACCCAAAGTATTCCAAGCATCTTTGGTAACAATCAAACAAGAAGCAGCAGCATAGATATGATTTCTCATATGCGTATGAGAAATATTTTGAGCATTACCAACAAAAGATTTATTTTCTATTGCCCAGTTGTATGCTTTTTCTAGAAGTTCTTTACTATGTGGGAGACAATCAATATCTAAGAAGCAAGAAACTTCTTCTTGCTCCATCACAGAAGTCATAAACTTTCCGTGAGCAGTATAAAGAGTATCATAATCATCTATTGCATCTTGAATATGATAAGTCACATCAATGCCAATATGATTACAGACTTTCTTATGATCTTCCATTAGTTGCTCTGGAAGATTTTTTGTATAAAAGGTATGAAATCTCATAAGTAGTCTGTATTAAAACTGATTACGGTTCTTTGTTCTTTTTCTGGTTCAGTGTAATGTTCCATTTCACTTGGAAATAAAACTAACAAACCATTTTTTGGTTTGATTTGTTCTGTAGAAAAAATAAGAGGAACTGAATTTTCCCCCACATTTACATAGAAAGCACCACTTACGATACTGTCTTCGTGTTTGTGTATTTTTAGTTCATCACCCACATTCATTGTATTAAACCAACTGTTAATAATTTGAAGTGGTTTTTGATAATACTCATTCAAGTGTTTCTGAATAATCTTTTTTAAGTCAAAGAGTTGTGGATGTTCTAGAATAGGCATTCCATAATTATAACTTGAAACTCCACCAGTTACAAGTCCATGTTCTCTTGCTTGTGTTGAGTAAAGTATTTTGAGTATCTTTTCTAGATTTAAAAAAGATAAGTCATACTGCTTTATCATTCATAAACTCTCCAAACTCTTTGATAGGTGCATCCCAAGTTCTTGGTTTCTTTTGACGAAACAAATGAACATTATCCCCATACCACATACACTTTCCAGTAGAAGAAGTCCAAACATAATATTCCATAATCGGAACAAAAACACAAACTTCTTTACCCATAGATGCTGCGACATGAGCAACAAAACTACAAGAAGTCACAACCAAATCAAGGTTCATAATGATTGAGAATGTGTCAGCATATTCTCTGTTAGGAACTGACAGTGACTGTTTGATTTCTGGATAATCATTTGCATCCTTATTATCAGTATAAGTTTGAAGTGAATACAATGAGTATCCTTTGTTTCTCAGAACACTCATATAATCTTTGAGTTCTACTGACCTGAAAGAATTCTGTTCAAATCCAGAACTAGATGCCCAGAACATACCAACTTTATACCCAGTATCTTCTTTCATCCACTCCCACTTTTTATCAAACTCTGGAATTGTTGAAAGATAAGGTTCTCTTCCCATATCTTTGAGTTCCAAATTAAGATAATAAGGAAGTGCAAGACCATAAACCCAACAGGCATCTTTTGGAAACTCTGGTTTGTCCCAAATACAAACAGCATCATAACCATTATGTTTGAAGAGTTCTACAAGTTCTCTACGAGTAGAACTCCAAATTGGTTTCATTCCAAGTTCTTTGAGATGCTTCATAAACCGAATATGAATAACCTCATCCCCAGCACCACATTGATTATCAACGATGATGGTTCTTCCTTGAGTTACAGTTCCATCCCACTTTTCAAAATCAGGATGCTTTTGATTTTTGTATGCCTCAACCTCTCCTGCTTTGAGAAAGTGTTGAAGACCAGTATGAATATCATCCTTACGGAAGTAATGTCCGGATAGATTATGATATGCTTTTCGTTCAATCTCTTCTGGTAGTTTCTTTTGAAGGAGATTGAATAGAAGTTTTTCTGATTTCTCTTTCTGATTCAGTGCAGAATATGCAAAAGTTTCTTCCAGAAGAAGTTCAGTGTCTGTTGGATTTACCTTCTTACACTTTTCAATTTGAGTAATAGACTTCTCTGGATGATTTGATTGATTATAAGCATTAATCAGATTCATAGAGGTAGTATATTTCTCCTCCTTTGTCTGTGCTAACTTAAGAGACTTTTCTCCATACTCAATTGCTTTGGAGAAGTTTTTAAGTTCAAAAAATATCTTTGCAATCTCATCATACTGTGAAAATGCTTGTGCTTGTTTTCCAAAGGCATCAAGAAGTTCAAAAGTTAGTTGTTGTTCTTTAAATGAATATAAGGTCTTTGCAACTAGTTCAAGTGGATTCATATTTTTGAGTATGATATAGAAGTATTATATCAGATATTAGATGCCCTGTAAATCGTCAGAGGTTCTTATTGCTGCTGTATGAGTTTCTCCACCAGAAACTTGTTTCCAATTGGTTCCTCCCGCGAATGTTGTGACTGGAGTGCATCTATTGGTTGTTGTATTGTCTCCTAGTTGTCCATAAAAATTCCACCCCCAAGTCCACAAGGTTCCATCAGTCTTGATTGCTGCAATATTATTAATAGTACAAGAAACTTGTTTCCAGTTGGTTCCTCCTGCGAAGGTAGTGATTGGAGTTAGTCTTTGAGTATTGTCATTGACTCCTAGTCCACCAAATCCAGCCGATCCCCAAGTCCATAAGGTTCCATCGGTTTTAATTGCTGCTGTATGAGTACCACAAGCAACTTGTTTCCAATTAGTTCCTCCTGCGAATGTTGTGACGGGTGTTAGTCTGTCTGTAAATGTATTATCTCCTATTGCCCTCCCACCATTAGATCCCCAAGTCCATAAGGTTCCATCGGTTTTAATTGCTGCTGTATGGAATTGCCCCCCAGCAACTTGTTTCCAATTGGTTCCTCCTGCGAATGTCGTGACTGGAGTGGATCTATTGGTTGTCGTATTGTCTCCTATAGCACCAAAAAAACTACGACCCCAAGTCCATAAGGTTCCATCGGTTTTGATTGCTGCTGTATGATAACCTCCACAAGCAACTTGTTTCCAGTTGGTTCCTCCAGCGAATGTAGTGACTGGAGTGGATCTATTGGTTGCTGTATTGTCTCCTAGTTTTCCATAAGAATTATCGCCCCAAGTCCATAAGGTTCCGTCAGTTTTGATTGCTACACTAGTCCCCCTTCCACCAGAAACTTGTTTCCAGTTGGTTCCTCCAGCGAATGTCGTGACTGGAGTGGATCTATCGGTTGTATTATTGGTTCCTAATTGTCCAAGATTATTACGACCCCAAGTCCATAAGGTTCCATCAGTCTTGATTGCTATTGTAACAAGGTATCCAGCAGCAACTTGTTTCCAGTTTGCGCCACCAGCAAGTGTTGTGACTGGAGTGGATCTATCGGTTCCTGTATTGTCTCCAATAGCAAATATATTACGACCCCAAGTCCATAATTCCGGAGTGATTAACTGACCAGCAATCTGCGGATACACAGACATCAAATAGTCTTTAGATATAAAACGATTACCTAAATCGCCATCAGATGAACTTGTAAAATTAATATTAGGCATTTTGAGTTACTGGATTTGAAACTGGAGGAGTAATTTCAACTTCATAAACTGCTTCTTTTGTTTCACAAGCATCAATTTCTTGAAGTTTTGCAAGTTCCCAATCATATGCTTCTTGAACTTTTGCATCAATTGCGGCAATAATAGTTTGAAGATCTGCTTTTGTCACTTCTACCCATACACCATTCGCAAACTTAAAATTAAAAGGACCGTCACCAGAAACTACTTTTGAAGTCAGAGCAAGTCTATTTTCTCTATCAGTAGAAACAGTAACTTCAGTATCATTTACAGTAACTTTAATTGTAGTATTTTCTCTGCGTTGCCTTTCTGGTTTTACTTGTAATTTATATACTTCTTTAATATCTTCTAGAGTTCTATCTGCTTTCCAATAATTAAAGACTACTTCATCCTCTTTGATTTCGTGAACAGGACCATAAAGATACTCATATCTCGGATCAAATTCTGGTTGCTGATTTCTTGTAGGAAGAATTTTTACTTCATCAGTAATTGATAAAGGAACATTCTGATAGTCAGAAGAACTAACTCTAAATCTTTCAGGAAGTTCAAGTTCTTCCAGTTCGGAGTTAATCATTCTAACATTAAAACCAATGGGTCCTAATAGTAATTCTTGACCATTAACGAGTGCGTACATATCCTTATAGTTTTTCTTTTATTTATGAGATGAAGAAGGTAGGATCGGTGCCTGATGTGACTGCTGCTGTATGACAAGGTTCAGATCCACCGCTATAAGATCCCAAAGAAGTAGAAACTTGTTTCCAGTTGGTTCCTCCTGCAAATGTAGTGACTGGAGTGGATCTATCGGTTGTATTATTGGTTCCTAGTTGTGCTGAATAATTACGACCCCAAGTCCATAAGGTTCCATCAGTTTTGATTGCTGCTGTATGCTTGTATCCACCAGAAACTTGTTTCCAATTGGTTCCTCCTGCAAATGTTGTGACTGGAATACTTCTTCGAGTTGTTGTATTGTCTCCTATTTGTCCAGAATTATTATTACCCCAAGTCCATAAGGTTCCATCGGTTTTGATTGCTGCAGTATGATTATATCCACCGGAAACTTGTTTCCAGTTGGTTCCTCCTGCAAATGTTGTGACTGGAGTTAGTCTATCGGTTGTATCATTATTTCCTAAAGAACCAAAAAAACCAGAACCCCAAGTCCATAGGGTTCCATCGGTTTTGATTGCTGCTGTATGATTACTTCCGCCAGCAACTTGTTTCCAGTTGGTTCCTCCTGCGAATGTAGTAACCGGAGTATTTCTTTGAGTTGTTGTATTGTTTCCTAGTTGTCCAGAATTATTAACACCCCAAGTCCATAAGGTTCCATCTGTTTTGATTGCTGCTGTATGTTCTCTTCCACCAGCAACTTGTTTCCAGTTGGTTCCTCCTGCGAATGTAGTAACTGGAGTGATTCTTTGAGTTGTTGTATTGTCTCCTAGTTGTCCATAAGCATTACGACCCCAAGTCCATAGAGTTCCATCTGTTTTGATTGCTGTTGTACAGTATACACTACCAGAAACTTGTTTCCAGTTGGTTCCTCCTGCAAATGTTGTGACCGGAGTATTCTTTTGGGTTGTATCATTATCACCTAAAGCACCAAAAGAATTAGCACCCCAAGTCCATAGAGTTCCATCAGTCTTAATTGCTGCTGTATGATACTGAAGAGCAGAAACTTGTTTCCAGTTTGCGCCACCGGCAAGTGTTGTGACTGGAGTGGATCTATTGGTTGTTGTATTGTCTCCTAGTCGTCCAGTAGCGTTATGACCCCAAGTCCATAAGGTATCACCAACCCACTGGTCAATTAACCAACTTTCAGTTATAAAATAATTTTCTAAATCTCCTTCTGGAGATAAAAACTGATTAGGCATTTAACTTTCTCTCCAATTCTTCAATACGAATTTGTTGTTCTTTAATTGCTTCAATTAATACACCAACAATATTTCCATAAGAGACTGATTTCAAACCATTACTATTTGTTTCAACTACTTCTGGAAGTACTTTTTCGATATCTTGTGCGATCACACCAATTGAAGGTTTATTATTATTTATCCAATCGTAACGCACACCTTCAAGTTGTTTCACAAGTTCAACTGAATTATCTATGGATCTTATATTGGTCTTTTGAGTTTTATCAGATAATGATGTAAATTGAGTTGCTGAAAGGTTTCCTGTTGCTGGGTTGAACTGTAGTTTTGATGAAGATACATTAACACCAGACAAAGTTCCAGAAGTTGCATTTTGGAAAAGTGGATATAAAGTAGAATTAGATGAGGTATCATCAGTAATTGAACCAGCACTCCCTGTAGTTCCCTGTGTTCCTGTGGTTCCTTGAGTACCTTGAGTACCTTGAGTACCTGTTCCAGTTGTACCTTGAGTACCTTGAGTACCTGTTCCAGTTGTACCTTGAGTACCTTGAGTACCTGTTCCAGTTGTACCTTGAGTACCTTGAGTACCTGTTCCAGTTGTACCTTGAGTACCTTGAGTACCTGTTCCAGTTGTACCTTGAGTACCTTGAGTACCTTGAGATCCACCGCCGCCGCCGCCATCGCCAGATGGTCCTTGAATACCTTGAGAACCTGTAGTACCTTGAGTACCTGTTCCTTCAATACCTTGAATACCTTGAGTACCTGTTCCTTCAATACCTTGAATACCTTGAGTACCTGTTCCTTCAATACCTTGAATACCTTGAGTACCTGTTCCTGTGGTTCCTTGAGTTCCTTGAAGACCTAAAATTCCTTGGGTTCCTTGAGTTCCTTGAGTTCCTTGAGTTCCTTGAGTTCCTTGAGTTCCTTGAACACCTTGGATTCCTTGAGTTCCTTGAACACCTTGGATTCCTTGAGTTCCTTGAACACCTTGAATACCTTGAATACCTTGAATACCTGCCGCGAACGGAGTAGTCCAACTTACACCAGCGCCTGTAGAAACTAAAACTGATCCTGCAGCACCTACTTGATTATAAAAATCTTTAAGTCCAGAATCAAACTCAATTGTATTGGTGAAGGTAGAAACGCCAGAAACATTTAATTGACCGGTTCTAACACTACCAAAGGATCCAATACCAATATAATCAAGGTTTGAACCATTGATTGTCGTAATAATACCAGTGTTTACATATCCAGTATTAATTACCGCAGTATTAATAGTACCAACACCAGTTACATTTAGATTTGTAGTGTTGATTACATTATCAGTAAACTGTATACTACCGGCAGCAAATGTTACTCCATTTGGAACTTGTGTACTTCCAACACCAACAGCATAATTAAATAAGAATGCATCAGTGGTTCCAGCACCCATTGTATTGCGCTTTAACCACATAATTTGTTTATAAGTATCCGGTAAGGTATTAATACCAGATGCTGACATTGAGATTAGTGGATAACCTTCTGTTGATGCAATCGCAATACCACCGTGATTTGCAGTATCATCACTTGGTGTTATTGTCGTAGTAAATCCAAGAACAATATCTTTATCTTCTACTCTTACTTGTGCCGCATTAATAATTGTTGATGTGCCACCAATTGATAAGTTTCCATCAATTGTTAAATTGCCATGAAAAGTTGAGTCTGCTGCATAGACATCAAATTCAGTATTAACTGCTAAAGAACCCGTTGTAGTAACACCAGATACAATTACATTAGTTGCATTAAAATTAACAATAGTACCAATACCAGAATAATTTAATGTAGTACCACTTAGAGTTGTTATAATACCAGTATTAATTCTACCAATATCAGCATTTACGCTACCAAAGGAACCAATACCACTATACTCTAAGTTTGATCCACTTAGAGTTGTTATAATACCAGTATTAATTCTACCAATATCAGCATTTACGCTACCAAAGGAACCAATACCACTATACTCTAAGTTTGATCCACTTAGAGTTGTTATAATACCAGTGTTTACTTGTGCAAGATCACTTGCTACAGTATTAATAGTACCAATACCAGAGGTAATTAGATTAGTTACGATACCAGTGTTTACTTGTGCAAGATCACTTGATACAGTATTAATAGTACCAATACCACTATACTCTAAGTTTGATCCACTTAGAGTTGTTATAATACCATCATCAGATTGAAATATAACGACTGTTCCAAATCCAATATAAGCATCAGTTGTAGTAACTAAACCAGTAACTGAAACTGAGTTAGCAAATAGTGCTCCAGAAACTGTCACTGATCCATCAGAACCATTTATAGTTACATGATCATTAACAAATTGAGATCCAAAAATAAAGTTAGAAGTTCCATCAACAACATCAAATCTTAGATCTCCATTTGATGTAAAGATATTTGCAGTTCCACCGGTACCAGGAGTTCCTAAAGAATTATCATAATAAATTCCAAGATGATCTTGACCAGATCCATCTACATTGTGTCCAACAGTTAATACTGCTAATGTTGGATCAACAACTGCTAGCGATGATGTAGTAGTAAATCCAGCATAAAGATCATTCGCAGTTAAAATTCCAACTGTTGCTACGCCAACAACTTCTATGTTATTAAAAGTTGCTTGATCTAGATTTATATCATCTGCATATAAATCACCAGTAATTTCTACATCACCTTGAACATATAATGCAGTTTGTCCTGTTGATACTGGTGAGCGAATATCAACAATATACGCTGGAGATGTGGTATTAAAACCAGTAAGTCCAGAATTTAATGAAGTAATTACTGTACCACCAAGTCCGATATTAAGTTCACTGACTATAGTGCTTACGCCAAGAACACTGATGTGTGTGGCTGCAATTCCACCTATGACTTCCAAAGTATTCTTTGGATTTGATGTTCCCAAACCAACATTATTGGTTATTGCATCAACAACGAATATATTACCGTCTACTTCTAATCCATTACGGATAATAAAGTTCTTTTGAATACCCATTGGAGGAGAGCGCCTACCTTTTTTTTATTTAGGTATATTAAACTCTAGTTCCACACTCATCAATTGCACCAGTACTAGAGTAAAAAGCACCAGAACCTGCAATTGCAGATTGAATTTCAGTTACAGTATTATAACTGTAATTTACATATACTTCAATCCAATAATTCATTTCTTGAGAAGTGGGAGGTCTATTGAAAGAATTTTTATACTGTTGAGCAATTCTGCTTATTAGATCGCTCCAACTAGCTCCTTTAATAGATTGTGTCCATGAAATAGAGATCCAACCTCCTATTCCATTAGATCCGTTAGTATTTTTTCCTCCACCATTTCCACCAGAACGATAAAGTGCTCCTGCATTAGTTACCGATCCATCACTTCCATTATTAACTCCACCATTACCAGTATTATTAACATTTGTTCCATTATATGTTTGCCATGAACTGGGAGTTCCACCACCACCAGTACCTCCCAAACTTCTTCCTCCACCATAACCACCTCTTCCTCTTAGAAGATCACTCCAAGTACCATCAGAATTTTGAGTTTGAATCGCTGAACCCTGACCAGTCATCCCAAAACTTCCCGTTCCCCCTGAAAGATTTGGAGTCCTTCCAGCATCACCACCAGGAGCACCAGCACCACCAGGACCATAGATAATTTTATATATTCTTCCGGGAGAAGTGAAAATAGTACCAAATGCTCTACCTCCTCCTCCACCACCACCACCTAAGCGGGGATCTCCACCACCACCACCACCACCACCACCACCATTACACTCACAATTAATTGAATAAACATTATTAGGAACAGTAAAATAGGTCTCAGTTTTTGATGGAACACTATTTCCATCATAAGTCTGAGCTCCAGTAGTATTCAAAGATCTTCTCGATTCACTGGCCAACCCATAACCAGAGGCACCAGTATAATAATAAGCATAACCCTGTCCAGCATCAGATAAAGTATAATTTATTGCTACACCAGCTGCAACATTTTCTACATTTGTTGTTTTTGTGCAAGATGCAACATTCACTGTAACACTCTTAGTTGCAGAATCTGCGCATCCACTATTTGAAACTGCTCTTATTGTATAAGTTGTTGTAGATTTTAAATTATTCAAAGTAATTGATCCCGATGTAGCACTTACTCCAAAGTTAGAAACCACACTACTTGCGTTGGATGATGACCAACTTAAGGTTACACTTCCGTTATACGCAATGCTTGTCGAACTAGCATTTAACTGAACATCAGCAGTACTATTAACCAAAACTGTTATAGAAGAAGTTGCTGTAGTATTATCAGTGCTTCTAGCAGTAATTGAAAAAGTTGTAGTTTGTTTTAAAGGTCCAACAGAAAGTGATCCTGATGTAGTTACTCCGGTGAATCCATTCGTTGTTATGCTTGCGGCTTTAGTAGTGAACCAAGTTAGTGTGCTACTTTCATTACAAGAAATTGTAGAAGGATTTGCGGTAATAGTAGCAGTAGGATCATTAGTAGATCTAGAAGATATTGACCAATTAGAAGATGTTGTAATTGGAGATGGTATATTATTATTAGCAGTTAGAGTTACAGTTGTTGTTCTTGTTGTCGAGAAATCTGGAGCTGTCATGAAAACAGTACATGCAACTCCAGGAAGAACTGTTAAATTATTTCCAATAGTACCATTTACATTTAAATATGAACTTGTATTTGAAGTATTAACAACAACTCCACAATCACTATCATAGCTTACTGGAGTAAAAGTTACAGATTTTAATGAAGCGGGATCTGCATCTGAAACATTAGTAAATGTTGGAGCAACTAATGTACAATTTCTAACAGCACTTTGAACGATCCAGGTATCATTAATTGTTTGAGATACGATATTATTAATATCAGTATTATCAGTACCGGAAACATTAAATCTAGTTAAAACTGAACCATTTGAAGCTGGAGAAGTAGTAATTTTTAAATTAATTACATCACCATTGCGAATTTGAGCAGGATCTGCACTAAAATCCCTTACAACAACACCTCCTCTAGTGATTCTAAATTGTCCACCATCATTATTATTTGTTAAGAATGCACTTGCAAAATCATTAGCATGAGTTGTAATTCCAGAAATAGTAATAGGATCACTAATAGTAGATATATTTCTTCCTTGTCCAGATTTATCCACAAACTGAAACTGATTTGGAATAGTGTCACTTATAATCGGTCTTGTAGTAAGTCTAAAAGTACTAGTAACACCCACAGGAGTATTTGCGCCAGTAATTGTTAGAATTGCAGATGTATTTGTACTATAACTAGGAGAAGAATTTAATCGCAAAGTTAAAACATCACCATTATAAACAGTTGTTGGATTTGCATTAAAATCTCTAACGATAGACGATGCTCTTACAACTTTCAAAAATCCACCAGAAACTGTCGCAGTCAATGGCACAGGAGCTGTAAAAGTATTAGTATCTGCACCAGATAATACTATTGGAACACTATCAAAAGAAGATGAGAGACCAACATTTACATAATTTGGAAAAGAAAATTGATCGACAGTTGTATCAGATGCTCTAGTTGAAACAGAAAATGATGCGGTATAAGTTCCTACAGTAAATGTGGTGTTATTAACTTCCGAATAATTTGTAGGTCCTGAAAGAGTTATTGCAATAGTGTCACCATTTCCAACTGTTGCAGCAACACCTGTCGGACCTCCATTTTTACTGAAAGATCCAATACCAGAAGTAATCGATGCATTTGTAGGAACAGAAGTTTCTATTCCAGTAATTGTAATCGTATTACTAGTTCTTACAACACCCAATTCCTGATTAGAAAAACTAGTAAATGTAAATGGATCCGGAGTTAAATCTTTATTTCTTGTAGTAACTACCCAATCTTTGTTTAGTTTACCAACTTTAACTCTAGAAAAATATGATTTAGAAAAATCTGCATCAGTTCCTTTGGTAGTTGGAATCCTAATAGAAATCGTTTGATTATTTCTAACATAAACAGGTCCACTTGTAAATATTCCACTACTAACCGCAATCGATGATCCAGCACTAACAGACACTAATATTTTATTGTTAATTCCACTGATAGTCACTGGTCCAGTAGTATATGCTATACCCGGTTCGGCATTACTCACATTAGTGAAAGAAAAATCATTAGGCAAATCATCAAGATTTCCTCTATAAGAGTATTCTGAAGAATCTCCAATTGCACCTAGAAGTGGACTCATTTACTGCTCTCCTCAGCTATATTGTGATTGAGAATATAAAACTGTATAAGTATTGTTCGCGGTCTTAATAATTACATAAGTATAAACATCAATTCCATTTGCATTACCTGAAGTAATTATATTTCCACCATAATATTTTGGTGCTTGGTTAATACCATCAATTTGAACTGTAGCATTATAATATGGAGTAGCACCCTGAGTTGTTATAATAGCAACAGTAGTTGATTCACCTACCGAAAGGAAACTATTCAAAGTTTGAGTCGAATTGCCACGGAAATTAATAGTCCAATTACCTTGAGCTTCTGAAGTAAAATAGTAAACATTATTATCACCCAAATCAATATTCTGAACTGTTGTTGTAGTCAAAATACCAGAGGTAATTGTCGCAGTTTCAATGATTTCAAAAACTCTTAAAGTTCCATTGATTGAAGTGCTTCCTTCAACATAAAGTCCAAATCCAGATTTTGCACTTGTTGTTCCAATACCAATTGGAGTTGATGTATGAACTCCGACTGCATCCGTTCTCCAAATATCGGAAACATTATAGAGACCAGAACCATCACCACTAAATGAACCAATGAAAGAATTTGAATTGATTTGATTAACCGTAAGATTTATACTTGTAGTAGAAGTGCTGACAGGGCCAAATCTTCTCCAGTTATTATCGGAGGTATAAACCCATCCCAGAGTTCCACCACTTTCAGGAGTTGCTTGGAAAACAACATCTCCAGGGTTTCCTGCATTAGATGGAGTTGCAATTCCTACAGTATATTTTCTAGAAATAGTTGCATCACCTTGAATAAAGACCGAACTTGCCTCTAAACCTTTAGGTGAGGTAGAGGTTAGTTTGTTTGTGAAAACAACTGGTCCATCAAATTTAGAAATAATTTTATTATCAGCACCACCTTCAACACGAATTGCATTACTAAAGTTACCCTCAACTGGAGTGATTACATTAAGAGATGGTTGATTAGAAATATCTTCCCCAGTTATTGTTTGAATTGGAGTATCAAAGATTTCTTCCTGTCCAGTGATTGTACTTAACTTCTTATTACCAGAGTATGAAATACCCTTGTCATTCATTCCAGTGAAGAAGTTGATGCCACCTTCAGACTTAAATGATTGTGAAATCAATTCTTCCTGTGGCGAAATCTGACGATCCTGACGATCTGGGAATGCAGTTGAATAGTTACCAGGACCATAACCAACATATTCAAAAGTATGTCCAGAAGCACGAATGATAGAGTGTCTTCTGAATTCAATTGGAGTTGGTTTAATTCTTCTGACCACAGATCCCGCAGTGTGAGATCCACTTAAAGTTCCAAGAACACCTCTGTATACTGAAACAGTATCACTAGTAACAGTCGATTTAATTCTTACGATTTCATCATTAATTTCAAGATAATCACCAATGTTTAAATCCAATCCAGTTACTGGAATTGTAATTGTACCTACAGTAGGTCCTGTAATAGAGGCAGAAAGGGTCGTTGTTACTCTATCATACTTAGTAACTAAACGGCCACCAAGATTTTCATCGTTTGGAGTAACTGTACCAGCATTTGATGCGATACCACGACGATAAAGATAAATTGATCCAGATCCAACTGGAGATGTGGTTCCGACGCCAATATTAATTGCAAATGAAGTTAAACTATTAATCTGCTTAACTGTAAAAGATCCATTATAAAGAGAATTGTCAGCTCCACCTAAAGATATTACATTATTAACCAATAATCCATGATTATTTGAGGTTGTTACAATTCCAATTCCAGTAGAAGCATTATATGTTAATGAAGAAACTCCTATGGCTTTACCAGTAATAGAAGCAGATGAATTTCCGAGGATTAATTGATTTAATCCAGATTCAGCAGTAGGAGATATTGGAGAAATAGGAGTAACTTCTACTTGTTTAGAATTTCCTTGTACAACACCAGAAACTCTATAAAGAGAATTATAAGACTTATAACCAACAGAGGTTATTCCACTGATTTTAATAATTTCATCAACACTGTTATAAATTGAAGTTACACTTACAATACCAGCAGTGTGACCAGAAATAGTAGGAACTCCGGATACCGCAAGTGTATTTCCAACTCCAAATGCACTACCACCATCTATTATCTTAATATCAGTAATAGTACCACTATCAACTTTAATTCTAGCAGTAGCATTTTTACCAGTACCAGACTCTCCTATCAATGTTGCATTATAAAAATATTCCGTGCCTATACCAGTACCATAACCAGAACCACCAGAAATAATACTTAAATTGGTTGCTCTATTCAATCCATGATCAACTGAAGTAAAGATAGTATGAGATGTACCCACAGAATCAGAAATAATATTTGTAATACCAACGCCAATATTAAAATCCTTTATTACCTTTTGTATTGTTTCTTTTGTAATACTGTTTTGAGGATCATCAATAACTACTTGACCTATTGGATCAGGTAAAGCATACGAAACAGAAGGATCTGGATCAGAAGATGGGTTGTCCCTATTAAGTTGAGGATATAAATTAGTTACTGGTTGAAGTAATTTAAGATCAGTAAATGGCGTTACACTTGGGGAGTTAGAAGAATTAATAAGAGTTAAATGATATACACCATCTTGATCATTTTTAATATACTTTTTAATTTCTTGAGTTCTATAAATCAAATAAGTATCTTTATATTTTTTTCTTTGGAAATATGGTAATGAAGTATTGCGAATTGATGTATTATTAGTAAATGTACCTGGATTATCTCCTAAGGCATATCTAAAATGTTTAGAGCTGCTAATACCTGTTACAGTAAATGTACCATTAAAAGCAGAATTTGCAGCTCCTGCTAAGTTACCTGTACTAGTAACATTTAAAATTTTAACTTGAGATCCTACAGAAAGATCGTGAGGAAGTTCTGTGATGACATCAGCAAAATTTTCTTGCCAAGAAGCATTTGCTATAAATCTATTATTTCTTAAATTTGTTACATTTGAAAGAGTTACTGATGATGGATTAAACTGATATCCAATTTCAGTATTTGTTTTTCCAATTGTAGAATTTGATTCTTGAATGATAAATCCATCAGAAGGAGGTCTAGCTGTTACAGGAGAATCTTTAGGGATAACATAACGAACTCTATAAAGAGAATCATTCAAGGATCGAGTATCAGATCTACGAGTGATAAATGTTCTTGAAGTTGCTGAACCAAGAACGGCAGATCCAAAACCAACTAATGCGGGATAAATGTTATTATCAGTAACTGCAGTACCAACATTTATATACCATGAGTTATTTGAAGTATCATATTGAATTGGATGTCCAATGTCACCCGAATTTTTATCAGACACTCTACTTACGACAGTGAGAATACCACCTTTGCTGTTTATGGTAATCTCAGAATCATCAAGAGCATCATTTAAGGTTTGAGCAAGTTTTAATTGATTTGCAGAAAGTCCAGTAGTAATAGCATAATAGATTTGATTTGGAATGATTCCATCAGGAAGATGTCCATTATTACTAATTACTCTTACAGTTTCTCCATTTAAGAGCGAATGATTTGTTGTCAAATTAATTATGTTGCTACCAATAGAATTTACTCCACCAGCAACAGCAACACGATATGATTTTTCGGAAGTAATTTCATTTCCAGTATATTGAGTATTCGGCATAACAATTCTTGCCGAATATTGAGTCGTAATTCCACTTTGAGATATTAATACATTTAACCTATCTTTTTCTTTTGCCCCAATCCTATAACCTTCCAAAACATTATCTGGTGGAATTGATTGGTTTGTTTCATTATAAAGATAAAGACGACCAGTTGATGCAACACCAACAGTTTGATTAACATCTACAGAAGAAAATTCTAGAGTAGTTTCAGATAACTCTAGTTCTTTTGGTGGAATAACATGAGTAATATATCCAACATCATCTTTTTCATATGCATTAGCTCTAAATCCAAAAGCAACAAGTGACTTTGCTCCGAAATTGGAGTTTGAATTTGTGATAGATTGGTCTCCACCAGATTCCACCACAAAATGAAGTGCATAACCAATAGCAAAAACAGAAACTACCTGAATGAAAGAATCGTTAGAACATTTTATATGATAGTTCTCATATTCTGGTTTATATCTGGCAAGAGAATCTGTATGAATATTTTCATTTCCACTTACAGTATTATCCTCATATAGTCCAGAAGATGGATTATATTTTACAAAAGCATTATCATCTTTTTGTAGTCCAATGCCAGTAAACTGCGCAACGACCATGGATTTAAATCCAGTTGCTTTGCTACCATCAGCGTGCATTCCACACATACCATACACTGATCGCATGGAAATATTAAAGATATATGGAGATGCTGAAGTAACAGTGTCAACAGAAATATTAAGAGTCGCACCTGTCACAGAAGGAAGAGGTACAACTGGAGGTGTTGAAACTTGATATTTAATTTGAGTTGTGCTTACGACTTCACTAACAACATACTGTCCATCATAACCAGAAGATGCAATACCCTCAATTCTAATAGGAGTATCTACATCAAGACCTAGAGTATTTTGCTCCAGATTTACAGTAATTACATTACTAGAAACAACCCCATCACCAGCTTTAATACTGGTGATGCCAACATTGCCTCCTGTAGATCCAACAATACGATATTCGTCAATTTTTGGTTGAATATCTAAGGGAGATCCAGTAACTTCTGGCGGAATCTCTCTTCCACTTGCAGGACCATAGGCAATACCAATTTTTTCATAATACAGATCCATATCTGTCTTATTGACAGAATAAGTCAGGAAATTGTCATCAATATTAATATCATTGACACCATCAGCGTACTCAAAACAAGTTAGTTTGTGGTGAGAAAAGTTAGGTACATAAGTATTTGCAGTGTAATCCTTATAAACTGAACCATTAGGATCTGCATCAAGAATACTAAATTGCCAGAAGTAACAAATACCAGTTACTTTAAAAATAGCAGATCTTTCAATAGCAGAATTTCTAGGGTCTGGAACATATTTAGGTCTAATTTTTGTTTTTCTTAAATCTACACCAACAAGAGAAGTTCCTCTTGGTATTATTACGCCACCACTAACACTATTAAACTTATAAAGAATATTGGTATCAGAATTAATATCAAAATTTGTAGTAAGATCAAAAGGTTGAAAATCAGTTACAACTTCACCAGATCTAGCACGAAAAGAACCTCCATTTGGGCTTAGTGGAATCCATCCAGGTCTATTATCGACAATATGTTCTCCTGGATAAACCATGATTGTGGTTTTTCCAAATCGGTCATTATCTAATCCTCTTTGATAAGAGAATCTTGCGGCTTCAATTAATGCCCTCTGAATAGTTTTAAATGGACGAGTTAAACTATTTCCGCGATTTTCTATAGAATCTGTTGAATCACTACTAGAGGGATCGACATACAAAATTTCCCCTCTAGTATTTTTCAGAAAATTATCAAGACGACTTAATCCCATCTTATTCGTTTATAAGTTCCGTTATGGATTATTTATCCAATAAAAAAACCTCTAGTTATCCTAGAGGTTTTATAAAATTAATTATACTTCTTCTTCCTCTTCTTCATCCTCTTGTTTTTGGTCATCTAGAGTGACTCCAAGTTGATCAAGATATTCAATGATACCTTGAACTTTGAGAAGTAAATCTCTTTTTGTTGTTAATTTTGTATTTAAAGAATTAATTTCTTCAATAAGAGTGTTTTGCTTTTCAAGCAACTCTAAAAGATGATTTTGTTGTTCTGACATATCAATTCAACCTATTAAAAATTTATTTATCGCATACAACAAAACCTCCATGAGGAGGTTTCGAAGTCACACGGAAGGGGTTTGGTTTTGTATCGCCTTTAGTATTTTAGCGTCTTCTTCTTTCCATGTCAAGCGTTTTTGTAATCCACTATCAAATACAAGTAAATATCTGTGCTTTCTACTCCGATCTCTCCATTCACCCTCTTGTCCTTTTATTTTTCCACGAGAGTGTTTAGTTCCGTCTGAATAATAGAAATCTTTTTTTCGATCCGTGAGACCGTAGTACTTAAAGTTGCAAGCGCGATAAATTGTACCAGAATGGTGATCTGAATCAGCATAAGAAAGGATTGCTTTAACTTCAGTATCTTTCCGAAATTGTCTAATCGCCTTTGACACAAACCAAGAAGTGATGTTATATTCTCGTGACTGCGTACTAGGGTGGATGCAAAGTCTTGAGAGTTCAAAGAGTCCTTGTTGTTCGTTTCTTTCAAGTCCAAATGCTCCTTTTGCTATTTCAGGTACTGGTAATCCAGTAAATATACAAACTCCTCGAAGACCGCCAATATTGAGAGGAGAGAACTCATTTTTCTCAAAGAGTCCATAATTATATCCAGACTTAAAACTTTTGGAAATATCTTTTAAGTAATGATATTGCAATAAAAGATCTTCTGATTGTTTCTTTGTTACTTTATCAATGTAGAAGTCGGACTTCATTCAGGTTGCTTACACTCTAAAATATATTCCACAGTATTTGCTACATCATTCATAGCATCACGAAGGTGTGGTTGTTGTCCAGATTCTTGCTTCAGAATAGGTCTTGAATCATCAGTAAGAATCCAACGCCACTGTTTCATGGACTCACAATACCAAAGATTAACTTTCATGTTTGAAGTGCTCCAATTCGACCCAGTTAAGGAGGGTTTGGAATGCACTGATAGAGGCAGGAGTGCAGTTATCTTCCTTAAGTTTTTGAACATAATATTCAAGTGCTTCAATGACCATTTGACGGTCTTGTTGTGAAATAAGTGACATTGGAGTTATAGAACTCAAGCCTCTAGACAGAATTGAACTGTCGTCTCCGCTTTACAAGAGCGGTGCATCACCACAATGCTTTAGAGGCAAATTAATCGACAGGCAACATTTCTGGATTTTCCAGTTCAAGTTCAAACATAAGAGGATGACACTCTTCCAACATCAAATAATATGATGCTTGATAAAGGTCTTCTGGTTCAAATCTTCTTTCGTTATCTGCTAATTTGATTAATTCCAAATCGAACATTGATTCGTCTGGAAGGTCATCAAAAGTAAAAGGAATTTGATTTATGAAATACATCAGAACAATTTGGGTTCCGCGATTATACCAAATGTATCTGGCATCAATACGGTATTTCATAAAGGTTCCGTACTTTTGTTTATTTAGAGGTAGAACCTCATAGGAGCGGGGGGAATCGAACCCCCACGGTCATACGACCAGCAGATTTTAAGTCTGATACGGCTACCAGTTACGTCACGCTCCCAAAAAAACTTACGCTTGGTAAGTAATAGGATTATACTTGATAAACTCCCAAAATGTCAACTTCATTTCTTTTTGTGACATTCCGCAGTGTTTTGCTGCTTTAGGGAGATTCCACTTTGCTGTAAAGAGTGCTTCATTTGCTTCTTTTACATTTTCGGGAGTGGTTTTGACTGGTTCCTCTTTGAGGTCTTTGTATGAAATTTTATAAACCATACTTTTTCAAAAAAGTAATAAGGGCAATTTTTACCGGGAAAATTTTTGGACCAAAAATGAAAATTAAAGTGGATTTGCGTATGAGAGAGTCTCTTCATCCACTGCAGAACGAACAAACTCTAGCACATTCATAAATTCATCTACCGTATCACAGGTCACTTGCTTCTCTGACCCTTCGTTAGAATACAGATACACTGTACGCTTGATAGGGTCCACCACGCAGCGTGAGAGGTACTCGTCTTGCATTCGGTCGTCCGTTGATTACCTAGGTACTATAGGACCTTTGGGGTCATGTGTCAAGGGTTTGTGGACGAGGCAGATCTCTTCTTTCTGCAAAAATCAAATAATAAAAATCGGGGGGAAATCCATTTGTATCAATATGAACGGTCAATCCCTGAACTCTTTTAACAATCAATGACTGATTTGCTCCAATAGAAGTCAAATGAACAGTTATTGTAGATGGATTAACTAAACCTTCCCATTCGGGAGGAAGATTAATATATTTTTGATTTAAAATACGACCTTGAACAAACAAAAGATGTTTATCCGTTAATGGTTGTTCGTAATGAAGAGTTTTTGATTCATCTAAAGGATGTTGAAATTTCATAATACCACATTAGTTACAGTTGATACACCAAGATAGGTGAGTGCTTTATTATAAGTTATTATATCAGCACGATACGCAGATATTTGTTGTCTTAATCCCCAAATTTCAGATTGAATTTGCTTTCTTTCGTTCCTAAAAGTATTGGCGACATCTATTTTATAATTTAAAGTACTAATACCAGATGTAATATTAGTCTTCGCAGTATTTAGTTCTGTAATTGCATTTGTTAAATTAGTTTCTTGAGTTGGGCAAGGTGTTGATGTTGCCAATAAACTAGGAAGTTGAATTGCATCAACCGCAGTAACAAATCCAACGGCAACTCTTTGTCCGTTAAGATTAACTGGATATGAAGTAAATCCAACAAGTGAATAATAAATTCCAGCACCAACATCAGGTTCAAAAGTGCTTGGATCTTCCTCATCTACCGCATCTGGATTCCAAGAAACTGGATTTGGATTTGATCCTGTATTATCATATGCAATAGAAACTCCAATTCCTATTGTACCCGTCGTCATAATTCCGATAGTCTGAGGAGAATACGGATCTTTATCGGACTGAATTTCATAATCATCATAATTAAACTCAGTTGTAGATTTTAACACCGTAAAAGTCACATAAGATCCATCAGACTCTGGAGCAGAAGCAGTTTCTGTGGCAAAAGTATCAAGAGTTAAACTGGTAACTACAGATCCTGTAGTTATTCCGAGAATAGATCTATCCAAAGAAGTAGTCCCTATCCCAATAATATTACTTGAAGAAGGAAGAACACTTGATTTTGAAGAAGTAACTAATTGTCCTGTGCTAATTCCAATTGTAGAAGAAGATCCAACAACTGAAAGAACAGTAATTTTGTTTGATCCAAATGCAATCGTTCCTATGAAACTGGTAACAAAAGTATCACCAATATCCTTTGTTACTGGTTCATCATAATATTTAATTCCATATGCATTTTCGGGAGTATATCCAAAAGTATTATAATTACCATAAGTTGTAAACCCAACACCATCAAAATACTCAACATTTGGAAGTGTACCTGCATATCCAGCAAGAGAAAGTTGAGTTGCAACTAAAGTATAGGTTGTTCCAGCAAATCCAGTTTTTCTCCAAAAAACATCAGTCCTGCATCCTACATTAATACGATTCTTATATGCAGCACCAACTGCTTCTATTTTAGCATTTACTGTTCTAACTTCTGATAAAACATCATTATCTAATGATGTAATAATATCGTCATACGCTCCTTTATTGCCATCAAGTTCGATAATTCTTTCAGAAGAATCCTCAATCGCACTATGAGCATCATCCAACTTAGTCTTTAAATCATCATTAAGAACTGTATAATATCTTGGATCCATCTTTTTTCTACTTTTGAATATTTATTTTCATAACTCTAACCATTGTGAAGGGTGCGTTGACCCTTGATGATAATTAGAATGTTCTTTTTTTAAAGTGATTTTTATATCACCTGGAATTGTTATTCTTTCATCTCTTCTTTCTGTAAATTTTTGTGTAAAATGATGCACATGACTTGGAAACAGTAGTACGGTTCCTTCAATTGGCGTGATTGTATAATAATCGCAATTATATCTGTTAAATCCAAGAAGTAAGTTTCTTTGTTTTGATGTTTCAAATAATCCACCAACAACTTCATTTTGATTGGATGGTTGATTTATGCAAAACTTATCAGAAGTTTCATCTGTATTCAAATAATACACGAAACTAATATTAGATTCATTGTGATAATGTGGATTTAGTTCTGGAGTATCTTTGTCATGATATCCAATCCAGGATTTTATAATATGATAATCTAGTTTAGTATAATCAACATTCAAATGCGTCATATACTCATCAATATTTCTTTTCAAGCTATCAAAAAAAATTTTATACTCTTTTTGGAGATGTAAAAATATTTTACCAGAAAACTCTGGACTTTCATTTTCATATCCATTAAACCAATATTCCTTTAAAACTTCCAAGTATTTGGATTTAAATTCTTTATGACAATCAACTTCTCCTTGATAAACAACTAGTGGAAATATTTCATGTACCTTATTCATCAACCACCATTAATAGTATATTCTTTATTATCTCCTGGATAGTCATTAGGTGTCAACCCCTCATATTCTGCAATATTTTTTGGCGTATCTTTTCTTTCCGCAAAAATAACGAAGTTGCAGTTGATAGGTCCACCAAGATTATTTCTTACAATAATACGTGTCCCCCATTCAATTTTATCAACAAATAATTCCTGATACACTCCAATGGGTGTTAAAGATACTCCTATAGTCTCAACATCAACCAATTCTTTCCAGTAATCGGGAAGATTAATTATATTAGACCCGCTAAGTTTTCCTCTAAAATAAACTTCTGCTGCAGGTCCTTCTATACAAATGTATCTTAATCGATGTTCACTCTTTGTTGGATGAGGAATATCAAATCCTTTTTTTGATGCAATTTTTGCTTTCAAAAGTGTAATTGTAGGACTACTGATTAATCCAGCAACAGTAAGTTTTCCACCTATTTTGACTAGTCCAGCTACAGTTAATTTTCCACCAACATTTAATTTGGGTGCGATATTTGTTTTACCTACAACATTTACTTTGCCTATCCAATTTAGTTTACTTACAGCAGTTGTCTTTGGTGATATAAGTGAAACTGTTTTTGCATTAAAAATATTGATAAGTGTAGAGTTGATAGTCATTCCAACTGGACCACCCGCAGGATCACCAATCAAAAGATCCGTTGGAGTAGGTGCAGATCCTCTACTACTCACCATCAAAATAGGTAGTGCATTTGTTTCTGGTGCTAAGTAGTTTTTGCTTCTACCTATCATCAAAGTTGCAGTAGGTCTTGGAAGAGGGTATGTAATAGGAGAACCGATTAACATTGGTCCTTCAACCCAAGCACTTCCATTAATAGGAGGAGTACCAGCACCACCACCTAAAACAGTTGCGGGCAATCCAGGAACACCTCCAGGAAGGTTCGCTGTTACTTGAAATTGACCACCAACTAAAAGATTACCTAGATCGGGCATTATTAACCTCCAATACTACCAATTAATTTTTTAAGACCATCAATAAATTGTAAAGGACTTACTGCTCCAGAAATAGGTCCAAAAATAAAATCACAATCCTCCAACCAATTTCCAGGTCCTCTAATTTTAATATTTCCAGGAGAGGCAACTTGAACTTGTTTTTCTGCTGCAAGATTAATATTTGACGCTGCTTGAATATTAATATTTGTTCTTGAATTAATTTCAATACCACCGTTGGCAGCAATTTGAACAAAACCAGTAGTATTACTACTACCACTAGCAATTAACTCAATGTCCTTTGCAAATATTCTGATTCTACCATTTGGAGCACCTATAATCATATCACCATTTTTTGCATAGGTTACAAAAGAAACTCCATCAACAGGAGTGGTTCCACAAAGAATTTGGTATACTCCAGGGCATGAATTCCAAGTGGATCCATTAAATTTTCCAGAACTACCAAACCCCATAAAGTGATCAGATGCCTTAGATGGATTTGTATTGCGAATCAATGCTGCAAGTTTAGTTCCATCAAATGCAACATCACCAAATCTTAATTCACCTTGTGTTGTGCCTATACGAGAATAGTCCCAACTTGTTTGATGTCTATCACTCATTCTCTTTTACCTACACAATCTACAACTTCCAAAATTCCAACTCCAGTATCTCTTCTAGTAATTAAATTATTTCCTCTTAAGAATCTAAAGACTGGTTTAATTATTGCATTATATCCAGTATTACTATCTATACCAATCTCTGGAAGTTCAGTAAATCCTATACCAGTATTTTCTATAGTAATACCAATAAGTTGACCATTATACCCAAACTTTGGAGTTAATTTTGTTCCATTATCTGGAGTAACAACAATTTTATCCCCATCTTTATATCCAAATCCAGGATCAGTAATTTTAACATCAACAAGCTCAGATATTACGGGATAAATTCCTAGGTTTGGATCTTGAATATCTTCTGGAGGACACTCTGGAGCAGTGCTTGTCGTATCAAAAGCAGCAACAAATGGAGACTGTCCTGCAAACTGAACATAGTCACCTGTTTTGATTTGCATGATCTCACCAGGACTGTATGGATACTCCCAATTACCATCAGATCTTCTTATTGTTGATTGACATCTACTTGCCCATACTCTTCCATCACCTCCTCTACTTCCATCTGGTTTAGGTAGATAGTCAGTTCCACTATCAATCACAACAATTTTAGTAATTCCTTTCACAATCTCTCCTGGTTTTGGTCCGATATCAGTACCACCAGTTCCTCCAACAATTCCACCAGTACCACCAGTACCACCAGTACCACCAGTTCCACCACCAGTACCATCAGTTCCAGTTGTCGGTGGTACATAAGGAACATCACCAATTTCAGCAATAGCAACGGCACCTTTTCCTTTTCCACAAGAATCTTCAATATTCACAAATGGTGCTTTTGTATATCCATATCCAGAAGAAACAATATCTATACCTAAGATGTCACCTGCAGCACTTACAATTGCATTTCCAGTAGCACCTTTTCCACCTCCACCCCAGAATGAAATTTTTGGTGGTCCACAAAGAATTGGTCCAACATTACAAGAGTCACCAACACCAGCAATCATGGAATTAATATCAAGATTAAACTTGAAATTATTCGGATCTACTATTGATGTCGCTGAAGAAATAATTGATTTTGCTGAGTTCATAATTTTACTCACATCCAAAGAAATTCCTGGAGAAGAAGATCCTTCTAAAGGACTCCATTCGGTAACTTCAGCACATTCTGCTTTCACATCACAAGTAAGAAAATCTAAAAGAGAAGAAATAGCATCAAGAATAGAATCAATTAATCCTTTAATAGCAGAAATAGTTCCCAAAACAGCATTTAGAATACCATTAACTGCAGATAATATCTGACCAATTATCTGACCAACTAATTCAGTCAAAAACTTTTCGACCGCACAGGTTGCCATATTAACATAACGGTCAACAATAGAAGTTAAAAATTTCTCTATTAGTCCAGCAAGATTATCTAAAATTTTATTAAAGAGGCAAAGAATTAAATCAATTGCTGTTGCTTTTTTTTCTTGAAGTTGAAATCTTTGATTTAAAAATGCTGCTGCTTTTGCCTTATTAAGAGCCCAATTAATGCCCCTAATTACCATATCTTTTATATAACCAATCAACCATTTTACATATCCAGTTATTTTATCAGCAAATCCATTGATTACTGATTTGGCTTCGTTTAAAAAGTTTTCTGCATTTGAAAGGGCACTATTAGGTCCATTGAGTTTATTTCTTAAAGCCTCAATGTCTTTCTTCATATTCTTAAGACCATTATTGATAGCATTACTATCAAAAGGTTTACATGCAGACGGAACAGCAAAATTTGAAGCTAACTTTGCAAAGTCATCATCAGACTGAGAAAACTTACAATCTGCTCCTGCTCCATTCAAGTTTGCAACTTTTGATTCCGCAATATTTGACGAAGGAACAACTGCCCATTGGCCAAGTCCAGCAGAAAATCCAGATTTTGGTGTGCAACCTTTTTGATTCTGACCTTCTTTCTTTTCAGGAAAAACACATAAAGAGTTATTAATTAAACTGGTAATATAGTACTGCTTATTAAATCTACTCTTATGAATATTTACAAAAGAATCTGCAGCAAGTGGCATATACATCTGTAGACCAGCTTGCCCTGAAGGAAAATCAGTCTGTCTTATTGCATCAATTAACTGATCTTCTGGAGTATCTCCAGAATTTAAAAAACACAAACGAACCTTATATCTTTCAGACCAACCTACAGCATCTTTTCCCTTCTCACCACCGCGATTAGGAATACAAAATTGTTTATAGGTTTCGGCAGATATTTGACCTATTCCAATATATTCATACTCTTTATCAAAATCAAAGATATAAGGTTTGTTTGAGTAAAATGTCATTATTAATCTTCGTAAACTCTACATTCTAAAGCTGCTGGATTTTCGTCACAATATAATTCCAGGGGTGTTGGATCATGATCATCATCTGGGTGACTAACCTGATATTTTTCTAATGAATCAAGTTCACCTTCCAAGTGTCTTCTTCTCTGTGAACTTGTATTAGGATTATCAAGTTCATCTCTATCATCATTAATGTGTTGTTGAAGTGATCTTTCCATTTTAGGTTACCTTAAACTTTTACACCAAAAGAATCTCTAACTAGAGATAATCCAGTATAAGTTTGTGTGGGAGAAATGTAATGACATAACTCCAATATCATATATATACCACTATCTTTGGGACTTCTAATCGGAGTATCCTTTGTAGACAGTTCTGGTAAGTCGCACTGAATAATATCTCCAGCATGTAAACTAAAGTCTGCTGGTATTTTGATTTCTGTCATAAAGTTTAATCTTTGTCGATAGTTTTGTATTGATTGACCTATTGTTTCGGAAACATTGAAGTTTTCTTCTTTGGATTTTTTCAACTGTTGCTCCACAGAATCACCAGTTCCATATGCCATACCAATAGATTTTGGAGAAGCAAAGAAATTAGTTGGTTGTTTTGTATATTCGGTATAATCAGGAAGATCTAAACCTGCTAAAACTTTTCCAGCATCTTCAGCAATCAAAGGAGAATTTTTTTCATAAACAAATTTGGTAAAATCAAAAGTTTCTGTAACAGATCCAAAGGCACTATAGTCTAACTGCTTTTCAACATCAGCAACTCTTACTGCATTTGCATCTAAGATTTTATCATCATATCCTGCTGGTATTTCTTCATCAACTTTAAAGTTATAGATATATTTCTTGATTGGTTTCCCCTTAAATATCTCATCTGCAGATTTGAAATGAAATCCTTTTGCAGTTTGCCAAAAGAAAAATCCAGCAGTCTTTCCACCTACCGTTGGAATTGCGATTGGTTGAAGTTCTAAGATAACTTCAAATGGTTCTTTTCTTAATCCAAAATCAGAAAAAGTATTTAGAGTTTCACTAATGTCTAACTTCTTATCTGTTTTTAAATCATCCTTCAGAATACTTTCAACTGTCTTGGAAATTTTACCGCTATATCTTTTCGTTACTCTATTCTTTAAAAGTTTATTATCTAAAAACTCTTTAGAAACAATTTGAGCAATAAAACTAGATGACTTAAAAGATCTTGTTTCAAAGTTTTTATGAGACAATCTTAATGAATTTCCGTCAGAAAAATCTAAAACATTTCCTACAGCATCAGTGTACTTGAAGGAAACCTTTTCTCCTCCCTGAAGTTTAAGTGCTTCTGCTGCAGAAAGTCCAGATTGTCCAGTGTCAACAACGGCAGCACTAATTCTAATAGTATGATCAATCATACTTTCACGATACTCAATTCTAGGAGCACCAGTTCTCACATCAAAAGAACTGCCACCAGTGTTTGATGATATTTCAAATAGATTTGCTGTAGATGCTTCCTTACTTCCAGGCATAGTTGTTATTTACCGTATTACTATTTACACCACGGGTACAGGTGTTTCTATTGGGACAAAAGCAACTTTTTCAATAAAGTAAATTGTGTCCGAAGTATCCGTCTTTCTTATGTCACTATTTGCAAAAGCAACTGTAGAAGAAGTTGGTTGAATTGGTGACAATGAAGCGTTTGCTCCAGGTCCTGCTGAGTTCCACAATAACCATTTACCATTTCTCCATTCATAATAACTTCCATCTGCTGCTCTTTTTTTCTCACCTTCTTTTGTTCCACTACCCAATCCAAATTCTTTAACAGTTGCTCTGAGATATGTATTTGATGCATCTGTAACAGAAATTTCTTGATTTGTTCCTAAGAATCCTCCACCTTTTTTAATAAATTTACCTGTTTCTGGGTCATAAACAACTCCTTTGTTACCTATTGGTGAAGGTGTTGATGTTGGTGGTTGGTTTGGTTGTCCTGGTGGATTTTGTTTAGGAGCAGATCTTAATTTTTCTACAGTTACATTGATAACTCCAGTAGAGTGACTTGCTATTTTACCAAATGCACCATGACTCAAATCTATTATTCTACCAAGTTTATCAAATCCACCAGTGTCATTAACTCTAACTACAACACTCTTACCATTTGCATTGTTTGTAACTTTTGCCCAAAATGGTTGTCTGCCGTCAAATCCAGGACTAATCATTGCAGCTGTCATTTTTTTAGAATCAAAAATTTCACCACTAGCAGTTTGTCTTCCTTCCCAATAACTATCATTTGGTCCCCCATAATAACTTGCTTGTCCAGAAATCTTTTTTCCTGTTCCTTGTAAATCTGGAGGAACAACTGTTGCTTGTTGTCTTTGGTACTCAAGAATTTTTTGTGGATTTGCAGGTCCTCCACTTAAATGTCCAAGAAGATATAAGGTTCCTCTTTGATCTTGGATGATTGTTACATTTCCATACCCATCATATCTCGGATCTGTACCTTCTTTAACATACTTTACAAACTTAAGACCTCCAGTTAGTTTGATTGGCTTCCCTTCGGGCATTGCCCAATCTTCACCTGCGTGTGTTTTCCCCCATCTTGGACCCGGACCAGAAGTAATAACCCAAGAACTCATTGGTTTACCACCAACAATAATATTATCTCTAACATTGCTTGGAAGATCTGTTTTAGCACCTGTCAAATTTTCAAAGTGAATATGGGGACCTGTCGAGTATCCAGTTGAACCAACATATCCAATAACCTCACCTTTTACATCTATTCCATCCACACCATCTAATGAATCTCCCGGTGTAACTCCAGGAACAGTATCTTTACCATCCAAATTCAATTCTCTATTTAAGTTCTGAAGTATTTTTGATGCAGAACTCTCAATAGAAATTGCAAGAGCATTAGAAATAAATCTACCAATTCTTTCTCCAATACTTAACCCACTTCCAAGTTGCTTTGTTGGAACAGATCCACCATTTGCCATCGCAATGGTTTTGGAAATATCACCAAAAGAATTATTAAGTTCCATGTTTACTGCATTCTCAACAACAGAACCAAATACATCACCGATTGATCTTGCAAGTTTCTTATCTGGTTTTTGTCCGAGGGTCATGTCAATGCCAGCACCAAACATTGCACCAGCGAGTCCATTGATAGACCTCATCTTCTTCACATCTTCAGAACTTCTCTTCAGTGCTCTTAATGCGCTTTTCTTCCCTGGTTCATCTGTTCCATATAACTCTTCGATTCTTAATTTACCGCCAGAATCTTTTCCTGGTTGTGTTTTTTGAGACTGAATTTTTGGTGGAGTTTTTCTTGGTATAGTTTTAAGTCTTCTACTAGGTTTAGATAAAGATTGATTTCTTCCACTAACAGTTCCACCTTGCGCTTTTGCTTGAACTGGTTTTGTATTATAACCAACAACAGTGTCATATAAAGCTTTACCAATCCAATCGCCAGCAAAACCACCAACAAACATTCCAACACCAGCACCAAGTCCAAATGTTGTTCCTCCAGCAAGAGCAATACCAATTCCTTGTCCTATAGCACTTCCCACTGCACCAGCAGCTGCTCTAGATGGTTTTTCACGAAACACAACAGTATCAATAATAAAACCAATTAATGATCCAATAACTGGTACAGCAACCAATGATTTCAAAGATTGTTTTGCACCTTGAGTTGCTAACTGTTTTGTTGTTTGTTTTGCCGCTTGTTGAGCAGCGACTGATTGTTCAAATGTTAATTTTTTCCTTGCAAGTTGTGATGCAAAATCACCACCCGCTTTAGATTGACCGGGTAAACGATATCTTCCGGGAGTCATTGCAGTTCCAGCACCAAATCCTCCAGTTGGTTTTGGAACTACGCCACCTAAAGTTTTCGAAACACTTGCTCCCAAACCACCAGCAGATCCACCTGGAGTTTTTGGCGCAGTGCTTGCAATCAACATTGCAGCACCAATTGCACCATTCAATACGACATTTAAGTTCTTTGAGAACTCATCAAAAGTCTTCTGTGCTCCTTCTCCACCAATCTGTTTAACAAAGTCTCTTGTTTGGTCATATGCTTTATAACCACGATCAATAAAATCAACCACACCCTGAAGTAAATTTTTAGCAAATCCCTCAATAAATTTACCTACAGGTTCAAGAACTTTTCCAAACTCCATAAGTTTGGGAAGTAATTCTCCATATTGATTGAAAAGATAACCAAGTAAAGTAAATCCAATAAAACGATTAATTCTATCAAAGATACTTTGTCCAGGAATTGATCCTATGAAATCAGATTTAATATTATTTTTTTTAACTTTTTCTTCTAATTTTTTTTCTTTCTGTTCTCTTCTAGATTTTTCTTCTTCTTTTCTTTTTGTAGATGCTTCCCTTTGATCTAGTAAAAGATTGTTGTTTATAATCTTACTTAAACTTATAATTTTTTTCTTAACTACAACTAGACTTCCAGGTTCATCAGTTCCCTTTTTATCTACCGGTTTTAAATCAGAACCTGTTATCTTTTTTACTGAGATACTTTTAACAGGTACAAGAAACTTTGGTTTCTCTATTGCACTACTTTCTTTACTTGGGGGTAAAAGTTTTTTGGAATCTATAACTGCCATTATGATGCTCCTACTAGATCAGAAATACCCAATGACAATGCAATTTTTGATCTGGAATCATTATTACTTGAAATAATGAACTCAGGAATTTTAGAACCTCTCGGAATAGAAGGTGTTTTAGTAGGTGATTTAATGGGTGGCAATACTGTATAAGTTGTTTTTGATACGATCACACGAGGACCTGGAGCAGGTGCTTTGGATTGTGGACCCATAGGAAATCCCATTCTTTTAGCATCATCTAGAGTTGGACTAAATGCTGGTTCAGGAAAAGCCATATCCATAAGAACACTACCAACTCCACCACCAAGACCTTTTAAAACTTTAGGAGCAGATGAGAAAGATCTTAATGGTCTTTCTATTGCCTGACGAATTGCAGGAGTTGGTCCGGTCTTTACCATATTTGGAGTGAATGCCTTGAATGGATTCCACCCTCGATATCCAGTTGCACCAGATTGAAATGCTTTATTACTTCTCGTAATTTGTAAGGCATCGTCACCAAATAGTGTTTTTGGATTTGGATTTTTTCTAGCATACTGTCCAAGTCCACCAAACTTTGCAGTATTTTCATTTGGAACTCTTACATTTCTTCCACGATTCCACCAATTCATAAATCCACGCATAGGATTAAATCCACTCCCACTGCTAGATGAAGTAGGAACAGTGTTAGAACCAATCATTCCACCACCTGCAGCGAACTGAATATTGTTTGCTATCTTTGGAATATTAGTTCCGCCAGCTTTTTTATTTAAATCTAAAAAGAAATTTGCTCCATGCTTATCAACTGCCTTTTTAGACATCACAACTTCACCTGGTTGTGCAGCAATTAATTGTGTATCAGGACCAGCACCTGTTATTTTTACACCACTATCGTTAGAAATTCCACCACCACCTTCAAATGCAATATCATTTACATCAATTTCCCTATCAACTAAACCACCACCAAAGAAGGATCTTTTACCAACTAATCCTCCCCCATTGTAGTACATAGCGGACGGAGTTGGCAACCCTATTGGATTTTTAGGTCCGCCTGGAGCATTTAAACTTTGATTTGCAAATGATGCTCCAAGTTTTTGATACCAAGGAGTTTCTTTACTTTGTAATGTTTTATCTATTTCTTTTTGAGACTTCTGAGTGAGAGGTTTCATTCTCTCAGATTCTTTTATTTTTACAGCTCCACCAATAGCGGCCGCTGTATATAAACTTAACCAAGGATTAGCAGCAATAAATCTTCCAATTTGAGGAATAAATCCTCTGAGCATTTTAAGAGTAGTTCTTACAAACTTACCAAAAGGTGTAGCAAATAATCCATATGCAGTCAGTAATGCAGGCCACCAATCCTTTAAAAATCTACCAAGAGATTTTACTTTATCTGCATTCTTAGGATCACTAAACCATTTTACAAGTTGATTAAATGCATAACCAAGCAAAGTAAACTTAATAAATCTAAAGATGCGATCAAGTATTCCTTGAGCTGGAGCAATAATTTTCTTTGCAAGTGACTTTAATTGAGTTAGAGGTTTTTCTAGATCCCCTTCGCGTTGTCTTCTTCTACGATCTTCAGATTTCTTTTTCTCTTCTTCTGTTCTCTTTTTCTTTTCCTTATTTTGAAGTGTCAAACTTTTTAAAATATCATCCAGTGCTTTTTCAATATCTTGTATATCCTTAGAAGAATCTTGTGTTTCTGTAGGAGTTACTGGAACAATCGCTTTACTTGCAAGAAAAAACTTGTCTCTAGAAATTTGTATTGGTCCAGTTGTACCTATAGTTTCTGCTGTTATTTTTTTCTTATTTAATTTAAATCTACCAGTTTTGCCCTTTACTCTTTTAAATTCACTGACAAGTAACTCATCTTCTTCAGTAGAAAGTTTCTTATCAAAACTTCTTGAAGCAACTAATTTTTCTTTCAGAAGAGAAGTGTATGTACCATAGTCAATATCAAAAACATCCTCTATCCCAAGAAGTTTTAAAATTCTTTCATCTATATTTTCATCAACAAGATCCGTTTCTTTAGTACCTTCATACAAAGCAAGAGCGGATTCTTTCTTAGCTTCCGCTCTTATACTTGCAAGTAGGTCGTCCAGATCGTCAGGTCCCATTTTGTTGCTGTTTTGTTTTTTCTTCTTCTAGATAATTTTTCAACATTGCAACATAAACATCCCTTTCCCAAGGCATCATGTTTTCAATTTCCCATAATGAATATTTATGATACTGAATCAAAGCAAAGTTCAACTTATAAAAATTTTCAAGGTCCATATGGACCATACTTATGCGAAAAAACTGGATAAACCCTCCAGAACAACTTCACTCTCAACTTCAGTTTTTGGATTCTTAACCTTCACTGAATGCGAAAGTTTAGGCATTGTTTCAAAGAACTTTTCAATCTGCTTGAACTGAGACGAATTCATTTGTTCTAAAAAGTCAATAAGTTCTTTCTTAGTGACATCGCCAGAAACCCAAATTTCATCTTCAGTATAAATTTTATCAATACAACTTGCAACAAGATCAAAAGATTGATCCATATTTGCATCACCAGAAAAATCAAAATTATTTTTAATGAATTGATCCAATGAAGGATATTTCATTTCCATAATAATATTATCATCTACTTTAATTTTATTTGTATGATCTTCATTCTTTTGAATTTTGATTTCATCAATATTAATTTTTACGGAAACATAAGTTTCCCCATCATCCGGACAAATAATATTAACTTCGACTTCTTCTCCTACAGATTTACCTCGAATATTTAAAAAGAGATATTCAATATCAAAAGTAGGTAACGATTCTACTTTAATATTTTTTGTTAGAATACAACTTTTAATTACATTTTTAATTGCTGTTGTAATCTCTTTGGTATTCTCGCTTTCTAATGCAAGAACAAGAAGTTTTTCTTCCTTAACTAAAAAAGGTCTATATTGAATTTCTTTTCCAGTAGAAGGAAGTTCCAACTCATATGTTGGTGTAGAGATCTTTGGTAAAGGCATAATGACCTATAGATGTTTCAGTGTGATTATTTATTAAGCAATATTTGGTGGCGCAAATCCCTCAAATCCAGCTCCAACAAATCCACCAACATTTCCAGGGAGTTGCTGTAAACCAAAATTATTTTGTAATGGGCTTTCGTTACCATTACTAGTATTAATAGTGTTTATATTATTCATAAAATATCTGATGTAACTGAAAGATACTGTACATTTCAACAATTGTGAAGAGTCATAAGATACTGGCATTGAATTAATTGAGATTGGATATGCGCCAATAAAAGTATACTCAACAAATTTATCAAAATCTTTTTCAAATTTTTGCACATACATATCAACTCTATAATCATCTGGAAATTTTACTCTGTAGTAATAATTTCTTTTTGCTTGATCTTTATATTGATCTTCACCTACAGACCAAGACATCCAAGTTTCAAAAAATTTGATGATCTTATAATCATGATCAACATAAAAAGTAAAATCTATTCTATCATCATATTGTCTTCTGTAAACATGTCTCTCAGTCACACCAGTGAAATCATTATTAATTTCATGAGTTGCTAAAGAAGATCCTGGAAGAGACGCTTCGGAGCAAGAAAGAGTTAAAAGTTCTGGATCAATATCAGACTGTCGATCACCAAAAAATTTTGCAGCTTTATTTTTAATTTCTGAAGTATTAAAATAAACTGCATAATGGGAAGTTAATGCAGGTCTTAATATCTTTGACTTAAGTTCCGAAGTTGGATTAAATTTTGGTGTTTGACCTGAAGGCATTTGCCTATAAATATTTTTACTTATATATTATGTATATGAAAAAGATAAAAACACATTCGTATATTTGGGATACAACTAAATTGTGTGAAACATTCAATGTTAATGGAGCAACCATTTTATCCGAAACGTATGAATATATTTCCGGAAACCATTTTTCCGGAATGTTAGGCAAAAAACACTCAGATGAAACTAAAAAACAAATGAGTGAAATTGCAAAAGGAAGAAATATGAAAAAAGCAATTGAGTCTTCTTCAAAAAAAAGAAAAGGAAATCCTGCACATAATATAGGCTGCGAATATCCACAGTTTCAGAAAGGAGGAAAAATAATATCAAAAGATGGAAAAGTGGTAGAATTTAAATGCATATCCCACATATGCAAAAAATTAAATTTAAATCCAACACATCTAGGTCAGGTCTTATCTGGAAAAAGAAAATCTCATAAAGGTTGGAAAAATGCCTCGTGACTCCAAGTATCATCAGGGATATTTTCATCCAAAAAATCCAGAAAAATATATTGGAAACTCCCAAAATATAGTGTATAGAAGTAGTTGGGAACTAAAATTTATGCAGTGGTGTGATCGCTCACCTAATGTATTAAGGTATGGATCAGAAGAATTTTGTATTCCATATTATAATCCAGTAAAACAAAAAGTATGTAGATACTTTCCAGATTTTATTATTGAAGTTCTTGAAAATAATGGAAAAACGCAAAAATATGTGATAGAAATAAAACCAAAAAAACAAACAGTTCCTCCAGTTCAAGGAAAAAAGAAAAATAAAACCTATATTAATGAAGTAAATACTTATACAGTTAATCAATCAAAATGGAAATCAATTCAGGAATGGTGTGATGATCATTTAATTAAGTTTCGCATAATCACAGAATCTGAATTAGGCATAAAGTAATGGAAATCAAAGGGTTCGGGCAATATGTTGATTCAGGTTCAAAAAGAGTTAATGATCTAAAAGCAAGATTAAAAAAATACAAGTATACTGAACCCGATGATATTATGATGACAATTATGGAAGTCTTTCGTGAGGGAGACTTCGTTCCTGATGTTGGAAAATATTATACCTTTATATACTCAGCAAAAACAAAAGGATTAAGATATGATGAGTTCCCTTTGATCGCAACACTTTCAATAGAAAAGTGGGGATTTACTGGACTTAATTTTCACTGGGGAACAGTCAGAAATTATACTTGGTTTGAAGTAAATAGCAAATTATTAGAAGTTAAACAAAATGAAATTGACTATCTTCGTTCTCTCGAATATGCAAAGTTTAGAACTAAATAAATAAAAAACATCTATAAATGTCTCATACTCTACAAAAAATTGAGATGACTCATCATCTTATGGTTGAGGGAGATTTCTAATGGCAACTGTATATAAAGACACTCCACCCCAATATTTTAAACCAACTATACAAAATAATTCAGTTAATGCACAAGGATATTATGTAACTGTGACTGATGGAGTGACAACTGTATTCAGAAAAGGTAAGAATGCATCAGGTCAAGATGAAATTATAAATGTTGGAAGTATTCCAAAAGTAGGTAGCGGTGGATTTACAAATACTAGTAATGCAAGCAAAGAAGAAATACAATATTTTACTGCCAATGCAAGAAAAACAGTCAATGAGCAAGCAGTTCCTGTAGTAAGTAGAGGAATAGGTGGATCTGCTGGGGGAGGAAACGCTAAAATTAATCAAGTCTTAGGGACAAATTTAGCTTCAACATCAGCAAATCCTACATCAGGAACAAAACCTCCAGATCCACCACTATTACCTCAAGACATATCAGTGTCAATTCCTGACAGCGATATATCAAAATCTATAGATGAAACTTTAAAGGTAAATTTAAGGTATCCTTTAGGAATAAATTCAAACGATCAAGATAGAATAAAGTTTAGTGTAAAACAAATTATAGGAAGAACAGGTATTAATATTAGTGCAGATGCAAAATTTAATCTAGGAACTAGAGATCTCTCTAAACCATTGGGAACTGTTGTTTTGCCAATTCAACCATCAATTTCAGATAGCAATGGCGTTGATTGGGGCGGAGCAAATTTAGATCCAATTACAGCATATGCTGCAGCTTTATCGTTAGATATTGCTGCATCAGGAGGAAATATTGCAGGAGAAGTATCAAGAGCTTTAAATTCAGCTGCAGAAGAATTTAAAAAAGGTTTTGGTGGTCCAAATGATAAAGGTTACAAAAAAGCACTTCAAGTTTTCTTTGCTCAACAAGCAGTAGGAGCTCAAAACTTATTATCAAGAACTGGTGGAGCAATTTTAAACCCCAATCTTGAACTTCTTTTTAATGGACCAACATTAAGACCATTCAATTTTACCTTTAGATTATCACCTAGAAATAAACCAGAAGCAGAACAAGTAAAAAAAATTATAAATTTTTTCAAGAAAGCAATGTCAGTTAAAAAAGCAGCATCTGAAGTATTTTTAAAAGCACCAAATGTTTTTGAAATAGAGTATCAATCAGGAGATGGTAAGTTACACGAATCATTAAATAGAATAAAAACATGCGCTCTTCTAAATTGCGATGTTGATTATACTCCAGATGGAAGTTACATGACTTTTGATGACGAAAATAAAACAATGACCTCATACCAGTTAACTTTAAGATTTAGTGAACTTGATCCAATCTATAATACAGATTATACAAGTCATTCAATAGGATACTAAAATGTCAAGTTACTTCAGACAAGTTCCAGACTTTGAATATGTTAATAGAACTGCAGATGCAAAGAACATTTCAGACTATAGAACTGTAAAAAATCTTTTTAAACGCGGAAAACTAAGAGAAGATATTTTTGGAGATCTTCAATTTTTTACAAAATACAAAATCATTGGAAACGAAAGACCCGATAATGTAGCGTATAAAATTTATCAAGATGCTACACTCGATTGGATTATTTTATTGTCAAATAATATACTTAATGTTCAAACTGAATGGCCATTATCACAAATTTCATTTGATAATTATTTGATGGATAAGTATGGAACATACTCAAATATAAATGCGGTTCATCATTATGAAACAAAAGAAATAAAAGATAGTAATGAAATCATAATAGTTCCAGAGGGACTTAGAGTACCATCCAACTTTTCAGTAACTTATTATGATCGTATCCTAGGAAGACAAATAAATCGAACAAATATAACTAAAGAAATTACAAATTATCAATTTGAAGAAAAAATTCAAAATGATAAAAGAAATATATTTGTACTTAAACCTAGGTATCTAAATGTAATCTTAAATGACATGAATGAACTCATGAAATATAAAAAAGGTGCCGCTCAGTATGAGAGCGACACCTTAAAGAAAGGAGACAATATTAGACTTTACACTTGATCATTCTTCAGCAAGACGCTGGAAATAAGAAAGTGCATCATCTTCATCCTCATCTTCAGTAGTAATCTTTGGAAGAGAAGGAGACTTAGAACGAGCATAAGACTGCTCTAGTTCTTCTACAACTTTAGATTCAACGGAAGGAGATTGCTCATAACTAGCAAACTCATCTTCCTGTTCTACAACTGCACGAGAGCGAGTCGGAGAAGAATTCTTAAGACCGAGAACAGTGTTCATACGGTTCTCAAGTTCTTCATAAGACTTGAATTGATCAGGTGCAATAGTAGCAGCTAGAGAATATTGCTTCTTCCAGATTGCTTCAAGAGCATCATCATCACTAAGAAGAGGTTCGACAGGACCAAACTCAGACTTATCATAATTCCAATACCCATCTTTCTTTACGATCTTGAGTTTGAAATTAGCACCTTGCCAGAAGTCAAAAGGATTGATCGGAGTTTCATCCTCAAACTCAGGTTGCATTGCTTCCATGATCTTATCAAAGATCTTCTTACCATACTTAAACAGGAAGACTTTACCTTCGTTGGCAGGATTAGAAGGATCCTTCACAACATAAATGTTGCTGTAATAAGAGAGTTTACGCTTTTGTTTGCGAACGATTTCTTTGTTTGCTTCGGTTCCACTATTCCAGAGTTGTCGGTTATACTCAGAAACAGGATCTTTTTGTCCGATAGTGGTCAGAGAGTTCTCAATATACCAACCACCAGGACCTTGGAATCCATGGGAATAAACTTTAGACCAGGGAACATCTTCTCCTTCAGGTGCAGGAAGGAAACGAATCACTGCAAAACCGTTTCCAGTTTTATCCAGTTCTGGTTTCCAGAGACGCTCATCAGCACCCCCAGAAGTTGCACTCATCTTCTCCACTTCTTTTACCAGTTTAGAAGTCAGAGAACCAAGAGAGGATTGTTTTTTAAGATCAGCAAAAGACATTAGATTACCTCGGATTGTGTACGGATTTGGCTTTTGTGTACTTCGTTATTCTACAGGTCGGAACCTGTTTTGTCAATCTGTTCTTTCATCATCTCAAGCATCTTAGACATGTTATTGAGAATTATAGTCATATCAGTACCAGGAGGCATTCCCATCATAATCGCAGAATTGACAACTCGTTCTTTCATCTCAACTGCTTCGGGATCATCAGATAAACTCATTCTTGTATAAAGAACTTTTTGTTTATCTAAAAGAGTTTCAAGAACTTCAACATGTTGAAGTTTTTCTTCTTTGGTCATTGTAGGAAACTTGAAAATGTTTCCGTAAATTTGTTCTTGAAGTTCTGCAATTTGAGTCATTTCTGCTCGGACAACTTCGGAACTAAAAAAACTCATTGATCCTCCAGGACTATTTCTTTCAAAAGTTTTCGATAACGAAATACATCAATATTTAGAAATGGATTATATTTTTTAATTCTACGACTGACGGTTTCCCACACTGGGTCTTTAAGTTTCTTATCAAACTTATTCCCGAACAGGAATATCTTATCATATATCACTAGTGTTTCTAGGCTAATTTTCCCGCTCAGGAACTTTTTTAGAAGCGGTGGATGACCCTTTGAACACTTAAAAACATCTTCAAATTTATTTTCTTCAAATAAAGATTGACTTTCTTCTTTGAAAACATAAGAAAGAGACTGTACTTTCTTCTGCCAATTTTGATATCTTTCTTCCCCTTCTTTGATCATTTCCCCAATCCAAAGTGTTTCTGGATCAGGACATGAGACAAAGTTGGCAACAAAAAATTCTAGAACTTCTTTATCTGATTTTTGTCTTGAAATTTTTTCGAACCACATTCTGTCTTTGCGTTTATAAAAAGACTGAACGGTTGCTCTACTTTTACCACAATATTTAAAATAATCATAACTGTCTTTGGTAAAATGATTTTTCAAAGACAGATAACATTTGTAGGCATCAAAAGGCATCATCAAAAAATTAATTTTGCACGGGAGGTTTTTTTAAGAAAGTTCAATTCCATTGCTTCATACTTTATTTTTTCTTTCAATGGTTTTGATATGAGCTTTGGAACGGATTCCAAATCAATATTGTTTTGCTCACAGAAATAAACAATAGCATCAATATAATTCATTTCAGTATTAACCTGAACAAGATTTTCAATTTCTTGAGCAAAACTTGATGGGCAGAAGAATTTACTTTCTAACGCTTTTTCTAATTCATTCTCCATCTGACCTAGTATTGTGATGTACAAATTCTTTGATATACCGAACTAATAGCTTAATATAATCGTCTTTGTTTCTTTTGTCAAATACCTTTACCTCTCCACCAGGAGTCACCATAAGTGTAATGAGTTTCTTAATAGGTATTTCTGTCAATTCATAATATGCAGCAGCATAAAACATTTCTTGAACAAAATAATTTTCAATCCACTTTTCTGGTTTAATCTTATCTGATGTCTTGAAGTCTATAACAGCAAGTTCACCTTCGTATTCTGCAATACAATCGACTCTTCCCGCAAGTCCAAGATATTCTGAATAGAGTGTGCGCTCAATTGCATGAATATTATTTATCTTGTCCAAATATGGTTTTGCATGATGATACATGATTTTTGTCATGGGTTGATAATCATTCCACACAAGTTCTTTGTTTTCAAGATAATCTTGACAGACTTGGTGAAAGTCAGTGCCTCTTGCAGTTGCTCTTTTAGTAATACGATTTGCTTCTTCTAAACCTACTCGATTTCTCCAATCAATAAAAATTTGTCGATTGTAAAAAGAAGTAACCGAAGTAATTGAAGGAACCCAATCTCCATTTGGAAGATTATAGAGACGAATCCCATTCATCTCTTTTTTATTTAATTCAAGTTCACCTAGGTAATTATGATGAATAAATGTCATGCACCGATTTCCATTTTTGCGAGAATGTATTCTTTAACAAATCCTGAACGAACAATATCATCCACACTAAATTCAATAATATCAATTGATGGCATGATTCGAAGAATCTTCATGAAATCAACAATTCCATTTTTCTCATTTGTTTTGATGAGATCGGATTGAGTAGCATCACCACAGAAAAGAATTTTAGAATTCTCACCCACACGAGTAATGATTGAATCAAGTTCATGAAAGTTTAGATTCTGAAACTCATCGACAATGATGATTGCATTGTCTAGAGTTGTACCACGAATAAAAGAAGTGCTCCAGAAACTAATCGTACCTTGAGTTTTAAGATTTCCATAGAGCATTTCAAAAGAAGCTTCATCAGGCATTTCAAACATGTACTTCACCATGTTCTTATATGGAATCTGATAAAGACTTGACTTGTCTTCATGATCTCCAGGAAGGAATCCAATTTCACGAGTAGCAACCAAAGACCTTACGATATAAATTTTTTCATAAGGACTTTTTTCATCGAGAACATCTTTGATTGCATTATAAAGTGCAATAAAGGTCTTACCAGTTCCAGCGCAACCATAAGCAACAATGTTTTTATCTAACTTATAAGATTTAAAAAACTCTTCTTGATTGTCAGTAAGAGGTTCAATATTTCTTATAATGTCGAGATTGATTGGTTTCTTTCTCTTCATTTGCCTGTTGCTCATACCAAATGGAACTGGATTTTTAGGGGTGTTTTTTCTAGGCATATCAGACTGGTTTTACATTTGATCCTGGTACTTTTGATGCTTTGTATAGAACATCATTCCATCCAGGGTGAGATTTTTTAAGTCTATCATAGATTTCACCGACTTCTCCTGAATTGGGACAAGTTGACGGATCTGACCAATCCCTATCCCAATCTGGATTATCTATTTTCCACTGGTCCCAATCATGAACACTTAAAGTGACTTCTTTTTGTTCACCAGTCTGTTTATTAATAACAGGATATGTTGCCAATGTTACTTCTCCATAGTATGTAAGGATATTTATTCAATCGTAATTGAAGGAGCATCAGAGCATTCTGGACAGTCTTCACGAGTCCATCCAAGTGCTTCAGATACCGCAGGGAACTGGCAAGTAAAGATACAACGAACAAGTTCTGCAATCTCCATATGTTCCTTCTGCGTACCGTGTGCAGAGCGAAGATCGATGTAATGTATCCATGACCTTACAGAACCGGTCATATAAAGTCTTGTGGGGGTCGCCAAGGGCAGTACGAACCTTGCGCACTCCTTTGCTACTCCTTTCTCCAGAAGACGGTTGTAGAGTCTCAGACCCTGCTCAAAATGAACGCGGATGTCTTCGGTCAGAGTCAGTTTCAAATAGTCAGGAATGTCATCAATAGAGTTCTGACGATTCTTATTGTCTTGACGACGAAGTTCTGGTAGCGGAATAGTTTTATTCAGAAGATTTGTGTCAGCATACCGTTGTGAAAATTCTTGATATGTGAAAGAACGGTGTCGTAAGATTTGAGCTGCTAGACCGCGAGTGGTGTTAATCTCTACGGTCATACTTGCTTGCTCAAAGATACTCCAGTGTTGATGTTGAATACAGTACTTAAGGAGACCAGAGAACTTTTCATTATCCTGATTAGCAGGATTAGAAACCCTAGCACAGTATGCCATATGTTTCTCTGCATCAGGAGTAACACTAATCAGTTTTACTTCTGGTTTCATAAATTCAAATTCTTCAGTCAGCATATCCATCGTCATCGTCATAAAATACTTCGTCGTAATCGTTTAGGTAAGGTGCAATTTCTTCATATCGTGGTTCTTGTGTATAAGAATCCACATCAGAATTAATCTCTGACTTGAGACATTCTACCAGAGACTCAAGGTTTCTGACAATAATCTTAAGCTTTTCTTGATTCATGTTTATCAACCTCGACAAAGGTAATTATACACAAAAAAAAGAGGGGAGTCAAGTCCCCTCTTAAATCATTTTGCTGCTACCAGAGTAGCAAGAGATGCTTTACGACGCCTCTCTTCTTTTTGCTTTTGCTCTTTAATGAGTTGAAGTGCATTAAGTTTTTTCATTTTGACCTCTCCATGGAAAGTTTATTTCCATTTTCATCAACATAAAACATGGTTCCACGATAGATTTCTACTCGCGGTTCTTGTTTAAATGATTGATTTGGGCGGTTAGCAGTATCATATTCGATACCACGATATACTACTTTTGACATTAGGTTTCTCCTTAATGGTTTAGGTTAAAGAGCGTTCCTTCAGTCGGCGTTTGCGTTCGCTATTTGCGAATAGCGAATGAACGATCCGTTCCGCGTCGGCTTACTTCCGTCCTATTAGGTTTTAGCACTTTACTATGAAGTCCTTTCGGAGTTCTAATAACAATCGGTCCTCTATCTTTTGAATTACTACATCGTCGTTTTTAACGATGTCCATTAGTTCCATCGCGGTGTCGCAAGAAACTGCAACCTGTTGGATGCTAGATGCTTGTGGCGCTGAAACGAAGAGGAAAGGAACCCATGCTAAAAGCAAGAGTGCTTTAGTCATAGGATGAACGGTAGAGGATTATTATACCTCTAATCAACTTATATAGGAAGTTTTGTGTGTATTTCCTGATACAATTTTTTACCTCTCAATATAACTTAATGTATGATTGGTAGCATAAAGTTGTTGGATAATTATATCGCATCCAATTTTAGGATTACAATCTCCACAAGTATAAACATCCACTGCTGCTTTACCTTCTTCAGGCCATGTATGAATACTAATATGACTTTCTGAAAGTAAACAAATTACAGTAACTCCCTGTGGTTCAAACTTTTTTGAAATTGTTTGAACCACAGTAGCACCACTTGCAACTGCTGCATTTTCGAGTAAGTCTATAAGACAACGCTCGTCGTCCAAAAGGACAAACGAGCATCCATACAAGTTAAGTAGATAATGCTTTCCCATTTTGACGTTAGTTTTCTTCCGCTTCTTTTATTAATGAACTTATAATATCTTCCGTACCATCCATCGTTTTAATAGTAAACAAAGATGACCTTTGATATTTTTTAATTTTTTTATATTTTTTAAGAAGTTTATTTAGTTCTTCTTTATAAATTGCTACTTCAATTTTTTCTTCACTAAAACCTTCACTCATTTTCTTTTTTTCTTCTCGGGTTGTTTATATCCCCAAAGCTTTGGATTTGTTCTACCATATCCAAAATCAATCTTTTTAACAGCACCTGGACCATACTTGTCATAGTACATATCAAAAAGATTTACTCGTTTGGGACAACGAGTTAAATCAATATGTTCTTCACCATCAACAACATACCAAATCAAGTATGCATCGTTGGGAAGTGAAGAATCTTTTGCTTTTTCTACAGTAGTTTTTTCAAAAAGAATTTCACATCCATACTCATGAGGCAGAACTTTATTAATCTTGCTTTTATTTTCTGCCATTTTCTTTTTCGCTCCTACTGCTATACTCATGAACGACCACCCCACTGAACATCGGGGTATGCTTCTTTTACATTTTCAAGAGTTATTTTGTATTTAGTTTGCAGTTTTTTATCTTTTGTAAGGATCAATAATTCTGCTTCTTTTGGATGAAGTCCCTGAAGTAAATTGATAAACATCATCTCTCTACGAATTGTAGATAGACTGTTGTTTCCACCTTTTACATAGTGATATAAATTTTGATACTCTCTGCGAAGAGAGGTTCTGCCGCGAGCATTAAGATCCTGTCCAGTGGCAGATTCACCACCAGAAGCTTCTCTCATCAAATTCTCAGAAAGAGTTCCAGAATAAACAGATTGCTCATCCGCATTTGCATAAGGAACATCACCTTCAGGAAGAAGAGAAACTACAGACTCATCAAAGTTCCAAATAAAAATAGTTTTTAAAGAATCATGTTCATAAGTTTTTAAAACTTCAATCTTCTTTGCATTCGATCTCTGCTTTGAAGCAAGTTCCAAAATTTCAAATACAAAAGGATTTGGCGGAAGAACTTCGATATTTTCTTCAGTCTTCTTCCTCGTCTTCGTCGGTGTAGTCATAATCGTAATCGTTTTCAAATCGTACAGATACTATTTCGTCAGGTATTACCTGCCCATTTTCATCAAAAAACTCTGGATGCAAATATGGAGGTTTTGATTCCAATAAATGTCTATAAGTTAACCAACCTATTATACCTCCTACCATAAAAAAGAGCAATGTGAACATCGTGACGAATGTTATTACATATGCTGTTTCCATTTTTCTTCTCCAGAGAGTTTATTTTTTCCTAATATCAAAATGAAATTCTATAAAGAAATGAAACTCCCTACGGAATAGAGAAATCATTTTACCAAACTTCACTTGAAAAGTTTTTGGTTCTGGTAATTTTTTCCTCCTATTCCTAAGTAATAATTCAATTCCCCGATTAATTTCGGGTTCTGATTTATTTAGTTTGCTTCTTTCGTCTTCCTGGTCTCTTATCATGATTATATCTCCAGGCATCCTCAAGAATACCATGCAGGTAATTTCTTATTTTTCTTGCTTGTGGTTTGGGAATGTGACCATATCCTTCACGAAGTTGTTTATGAATTTCATCAGATCCACCCTCAAGATAATCGTCCAAATCCATCACAAGATTACTTAACTCGTGTGCTGTATTGCTTTCAATAAACTGTTCAACTTCTACTTTTTTAGTTCCACGAACTTTTAAATAATCATAAAAACTCAAAACAAATTGTCCATTAAAAGCATAATCAATTGCTTTTTCCACATCGTTACAAACTTCGTAAAAATTATTATCCATTAAACTAGTTTTTGCTCCTGAAGGTATTGAACAGTATCAGAACAACCACCAATGTGTTGATCATTAACAATCACTTGGGGAAAGGTAGATCCATTCCCAAATTCCGCATAGAATTCTTCTCGCGTAAAATCGCTATTCAATTTATAAACTACATGCTGTAGTTGCGCCAACTCTAGCACTTGTTGAACTTTTGTGCAATATGGGCAACCATCTTTTGAATAAACTGTAAACTTCATAATTGTTATAAAACTGAAAGTTATTTAGCGTTAACTGGAATTCCTTGTCCTTCAGGTAACCATACTTGTTGTTGAAGTTCCACATAAGGTAGTTCTTCTTTTGCTGCAGGTAAACCCAATTGACCAGGAAGCTGTTTATCTGTGGTTGATGTTACTGTAATAACTTGATCTAAAATAAACTTTTGTTTGCGATAACTTCTTTTATCCTTATCAAATCCAACTAACATCAATGCATCTTTTTCTTCTCCACAGTGAGCAATTACTCTACCTGTGGTTTTGTCAGTGACCACCCAATAATCATACATTCTTTTCTTGTGCTTTTGATTGATTATAAGTCTTTGCTGTCGGTCTGTAAAGTCCTGGCCATGTATCTCTAATGATTTCTGCGAGTTTGTATGGTGTTGTGGAAGTTATCATAAGTCTTGCATAACAGATAATATAAACATTATGATTCCAAAGAGTTGGAATAGTATGAGAATAAGAAGCATAAAAAAAGGAGTTCAGAGAACTCCTTGTATTTATTTTTAGAGTGCGTTTCCTCGCGGCAGAACCTCTTCTGGGAACACAAAGTTCTCATGAGGTTGATCGACTGGTGCCATCCAAGCGCGAAGACCTTCATTTAAAAGAATATTCTTTGTATAGAAGGTTTCGAACTCAGGATCTTCTGCTGCTCTAACTTCCTGACTAACAAAGTCGTAAGCACGAAGATTGAGAGCAAGACCGATAATCCCGATAGAAGATGTCCAGAGACCCATGACGGGAACAAAGAGCATAAAGAAATGTAGCCAACGCTTATTGCTAAAAGCAATGCCGAAGATTTGAGACCAAAATCTGTTCGCAGTGACCATACTATAAGTCTCTTCCTCTTGCGTGGGTTCAAAAGCTTTAAAAGTGTTTGCTTGATCGCCATCTTCAAAAAGCGTGTTTTCTACGGTAGCACCATGAATTGCACAAAGTAGTGCTCCGCCTAGAATACCAGCAACTCCCATCATATGGAAGGGGTTGAGGGTCCAGTTGTGGAAACCCTGAAGGAACAACAGAAACCTGAAGATAGCAGCAACACCAAATGAAGGTGCGAAGAACCAACTGGATTGTCCCAGAGGGTACATCAGGAACACGCTGACGAACACAGCAATAGGACCAGAGAAAGCAATAGCATTGTACGGACGAATACCTACCAGACGAGCAATCTCAAACTGGCGGAGCATAAATCCAATCAGGCTGAAAGCCCCGTGGAGCGCCACAAAAGTCCATAGTCCCCCAAGTTGGCACCACCTGACGAAATCCCCTTGAGACTCAGGACCCCAAAGTAGAAGAAGAGAATGACCCATAGCGTCAGCAGGGCTGCTGACTGCCGCTGTGAGAAAATTGCAGCCTTCAAGATAAGAAGACGCCAACCCGTGGGTATACCATCCTGTGACAAACGAAGTGCCAGTAAGCCAGCCACCAAGCGCAAGATAAGCAGTGGGAAAAAGTAGTAGTCCAGACCAACCCACAAATACAAAGCGATCTCGTTTAAGCCAGTCATCCAGGACATCGAACCAACCTCTCTGAGAAATGGGCGGTGAAAGAGTTGAAGAAGTCATAGCCTCCTATATCGTTTCTCATATTTATCTTAACATTGCTTAACAAAGAAGTCAATGAGTGTTTGTGCTCATCCCCAATAAATTACCGAAAGAGTGAATACGACAAACACAATGATTGTGAATCCCATCATACCTACACCTGCCCAGATAATCCAGGGTTCCATAGGATGATGTTGATTATTATGAGACATTGGTTTTATGCTTTTTAACATATTCTATCATATTCCTAATCAAATCAACATCCTCATTTACATATCCAATAGTTCTATTGCAGACATTACAGAGTAGACCTCTTACCTTACCAGTTTTATGGTTATGGTCAACATAGAAAACATCTACACCACCACCTCTACCAGATTTTCTACCTTTCGGGTCAGTAGAACCACAGACAGCACATTTATGTCCTTGTTTTTCTAGAAGATTATTATACTCTTCAATACCAATACCATAAACCCTTTTCAAGTTTTCATCTCTCTTTTTTATAGGGTCATAGTTTTCTTGTTGCTTTTTTACATAACATTTTTTACATTTACCATGATGTCCATAAGGAGTTCCATTCCTTACTGTCTGGTAAAATTCTGTAAGTGGTTTTAATTCGTTGCAAATTTTACAGGTTTTCATAGTCCTTTGATTAAGTTGTTAAAGTTATTATAGCATAACTTTAAGTATTTAGTCAAGTAGTCACAAAAAAAGACCTCTCGAAGGAGGTCTTAAAAACTATTGAGTTTTTATCAACCGATTGCAGGAGCAGTCAGAGCAACAGGAGTGTTCTGTGCAGTAGCAAGGTCCAGAGGGAAGTTATGAGCATTGCGCTCGTGCATTACCTCCATTCCCAGTCCAGCACGGTTAAGGACATCTGCCCAAGTATTGAGCACACGACCCTGACTATCCAGAATGCTCTGGTTAAAATTCAGACCGTTGAGATTAAAAGCCATCGTGCTTACACCAAGAGCAGTGAACCAGATGCCAACCACAGGCCAGGCAGCCAGGAAGAAGTGCAGCGAACGGGAGTTATTAAAGGAAGCATATTGAAAAATAAGGCGTCCGAAATAACCGTGAGCAGCAACGATGTTATAGGTCTCTTCTTCTTGACCGAACTTGTAACCATAGTTCTGTGACTCGTTCTCGGTGGTTTCACGAACCAGCGAGGAAGTAACCAGAGAACCGTGCATAGCACTGAACAGAGAACCACCGAACACACCAGCAACTCCAAGCATATGGAAGGGGTGCATCAGGATGTTGTGCTCTGCCTGGAACACAAGCATATAGTTGAAGGTGCCACTGATACCCAGAGGCATTGCGTCAGAGAAGGAACCCTGACCAAAAGGATACACCAAGAACACTGCACTCGCAGCAGCAACAGGTGCAGAGTAAGCAACGCAGATCCAAGGACGCATACCCAAACGGTAGGAAAGTTCCCACTCACGACCCATATAGGCATAGATGCCGATGAGGAAGTGGAACACAACCAGTTGGAAAGGTCCACCGTTGTAAAGCCACTCATCTAGGGAAGCAGCTTCCCAGATGGGGTAAAAGTGCAGTCCAATTGCGTTGGACGAAGGAATCACAGCACCAGAGATGATGTTGTTTCCGTACATCAGAGAACCAGCAACTGGTTCGCGGATGCCATCAATGTCCACTGGGGGAGCACCGATGAATGCGATGATGAAACAAGTTGTTGCAGCAAGCAGACAAGGGATCATCAGCACACCGAACCAACCCACATAGAGGCGGTTGTCGGTTGAAGTTACCCAGTTGCAAAACTGTTCCCAAGTATTCGATTGTCGTTGTTGTGAAATTGTAGCAGTCATTGTTTTTAAAAGCTAAGTAGTCCATCAGGGAAATGGTGGAGATACTTATTTCCTAAACACCCTTAGTTTAGGATATGAGAGACGATTTTATACTCCCTATAGGTCTCGGTTTGCGGAGAGTTTAACAATGTTGCAAAACATTAAAGATTCGTAACATTTGTTTACCTATTTATAATACACCCCTTTCAGAACTCTGTCAAGCCCCTATTTGGGTTTTTTCTGTGCTGCTTTGACTTTTTTATCAATATGAGGATTGCCTGTAGGAGGCATTGCCTTTGCACTCTCAGGATCTAGACGATTAAATCTATTAGCAACTTTTTTACCATCAACCAAATCTGAATGCATACCATTAACCATTTCTGGTGGTTTTTCTACTGGGAATCCTAATGGTGCTGGTTTTCCATCATAATACCCAGGAATTTTACCTAATACTTCTTCTGGAGATTTGAGTTTTTTTCTTTCTGAAATTAGTTGTCCTTTTGGTTCATAATGTGCCAGTCTAACAGGAGGTCCAGATGGAGTTGGTCCAGTATAAGGTCTTTGACCAGGATGTAATGGCTCTCCAGGAGCCCAAACAGGAGCGATTGGTGTTGTTTGAGATGGTTTTGCATCTTTTATAGATGGCCAATTTTGAGCGATTTGAGTATCTTGATCCGAAGTAATTTCAACACCAGGTGTTTCACTACTTTCTCCAGGAGGAACTGCACCAGTTCCTGGAAATTCTGGTCCTAGAATTTTTTCAAGATATTCATCAGAAGCTTCAAGCATTTCTTTAAGTTTTTGTTGTTTTTCTTGCGGTGAAAGATTTGACAGGTTTGGTTCAGTGCGAATAAATACAGTTGCTTCTGGACTATCAAGAGAAACAAAAACATTCATAGGTGCTCTTCTTTGAAAACTTATATTTGAGATTCCATAAGTAGCAGCACCACTAAACTGGAGATAAATTTGTTTTCCAATATAAATGTAATCTGCTGCAGTCATGTACCCTAAACCAGCAGGAGGTTCAGTAGATAAACTCCAATACTTAGTTCCGCCAGAAATAGGTCCAGGAGGTCCTTGAATGTTAGCATTAGGACCCCACCCAATAGTGCTTCTTAAAATATTATCCCAAAAGAATCTACCCATACTATACCAAGATGGTTGAATAGATTGAGGATCTCTATTAATTATTTGATTATATGGAACATTAATATAAAAATCAAGTATATTTGAATATGAAGACGTCAGAGGATAATTACTTATTCCAGAAACTGATAAAGTTTTTCCGATAAATTGCTTTCCATCATACCCATGACCATCACTCGTAATATCATAAAAATAAAACTGAACATTTTTTCCTTGTGCTTCTTTTGGCAAACTAAAAGATTGTTTAGTTAATGAAGTTGGTCCAGAAGAACTCATTACTGTTATTTCACCAAATTCTTCAGTATCAATATTATAGTAAATTAAAACTAAATCTGATGCTGGTGTTACTCCACCATTTGAATTATTTCCTCTCAAACCAGTTATTGAAATACTATCAACAGTGGAAGTATCTACTGGATTTAAAGTTGCAACTCGAACAGTATTTGAATCTTTTCCATTAAATGCAAGATAATTACTGCCAACATTAAACCCACCATTAATACCACTTCCAGTTCCACTATTAGAAATACGAGTGCTTGGGAGTTGACCATAACTACCATAAGAATCACCCTGACCCAAGCTATAATAGATACTAGAATCGCCACCAGATAATGAAGTCAAGTCAGTGTCACCGGTAGCAGGAAGTGTTGTAGAAAAAACTCCCGAAGATGTCATTCCTTCTTGAACAACTTTACCTTCCATGTAATGTTTTTTATGTTTAGAAATATCTTTTTTCCAATTAATTTTTGACTCCTCTTTTACTTTAAATTTCTTGGTCTTAGACTTTTCTACTTTTGCATCAATCTCTGGATTTTCTGTGGAGGGCATAAAATCAGCACTTTGAGGATCCAACTTATTATAGTAATCAGCACGATCTCCAAATTTAGGATGCCATCCATTAATCATCTCAGGTGGTGGATCATTTGGATATCCTTTCTTTGCTGGTTTGTCTGGATAATCAATTTCTTTTTTCAATCTTTTTGATACCTTTTTAAATAGAGGATCTTTATCTACTTGAGCAGTTTCTTGTTC